GTGCGGGCTTTCTTCGTAGAATGCCAACATGTGACCATGTTTGATGTCACGAAAACGCCAGCCAGATGGCAGGTCAACCGGCAACAGTTCGACGGTGATGTCTGGTAATTGCTCTTTTGCCTGCTCTTTTAGTGCGTCTAGGTTTTCCAGACCTTTTACAACTGTCATAGGTTCTCCGTTATGCGGAAATTGCAGCGATGGTGAGGTCGTCCATCACCCCACTGCCGGAATAAGAACTGAACCCATTGACCGGGAAATCGAAAGCGATGTCGGTGATGATTGCGTTGGTGCTGGTAATGCCAATGTCCCCGGCAGTCGTGCCCGCTGGTTGCAGTACCATTGCCCCGCTATCATTTGCCCTGACGTTGTTCATTAGCGCGGTGTCGTCATCAGCCAGCGCCCCGGAAAACGAGAACGTTACACGAGGAAGCCCGGTAACGTACGTTACCGAACTAGACCCGGCGCACTCTACTTCGGTAACTGGTGCGGACTCGCTAACGTTGACGCTCTGCACGCACGTCAGCGCGTTGCCACCGATGGTCAAGGTAAAGTTTGCATTTTTGATATTGAATAAATCGCCCATTAGGTTTTGCTCCCCTTTCTTTTATGAATACAACCGCGCCTGAATGTGCGCAATTGTGGCCTGCAACTTGGCTCGGCAGTTGCGATATGCCATATGTTTTTGATCATCAGGCGCTAACTCTGCCTGTTCGGCGTCAATCTGCGCCAATGCCTGGGTCAGTAGGTCAAGCGTTAAAGTTTGCCCTACTTCAATCTTTTTCTTTGCCATAAATAGCTCCGTTGGTAATGTCTCGTTGTTGCATTCACACGTCATACCTACACGCTTGCCCTTGTCTCCGTGATGATTTGCGTTATCTCTGCGTAGTGGCACAATGCCCCGCCGTCACCACCAAACAACCGATGTTCTAAAACATCTATGCTGGCTGGCTGGGTGTCCGGGTAACCACTTGCCCGTATGCTGGTCGCGTCGTCTAGCGCATTTGCTACCGTTTCGGCCAATGCGGCGAATAGCTTTTCGCTGGCGATGGAATCAATGACGCTCATGTAGCCACGAATGCGGAAGCGGTGAGACCTCACCACGCGGCAGGTGTTTGGCTCCTCACTCTCAAATCCTTCGTGCGCAATCGTCCAGGCTCTAATCTGCTTTTGCCCGCCGATAGTCGTCTGGTAAAAGTTCAGGAAGGCGTCAAGCTCGTTGCTGTATCGGTGATAGTCATAGACTTTGCCGATGTCAGTCACGCCGCTAACGATGGTGTACAGTAGCCCGCGTATGGTTGCTTGGCTCATCCCACCAGCCTCCGCACGACGCGCCCCGGAAAGTCAGCCCACAGCTTTTTAACCGTAGGCAATGCCGCCTGATAGCCTTTCTTAAACATGAATGCGCCTTTAGTGCCACGCCGCCCGATTGCCCGCGCAATCAGGAATGCCACGCTTTTGGAATTGCTTCTGTCGGCTATGCCCTTGCGGATGACCCATAGCTGAATCGCTTCAACTGGCGGCGGCGGTCCAGGCGGACGGCCGTTTTCCATGTGGTAAGCGTACTCAACCGGGTTGATTACAATCCCCTGGATGTTGAACCCAGCGCCGAGGATGTCCGTCGTCGTTCCCGCGCGTAGCGTGCCCGTATTCACAGGCGTGTACGCGGCTACCTGAGCTTCTACCACGTCAACGGACTGCTGCATGGTGCGCCGTGCCTCACCATTCAAAGCACTGTCAAACTGGTACAGCTTTTCGGCAAATGCTATCACCTGGCTTGCATCGACTCCGCTCATCGACCACCCCAAAACAGATACCGCCGACGGCCGTCGCCTGTGTCGGTGTCCCAATTGATAAATTCACCAGCGGGGCGCAAGTCTTGATCCTTGTCTAATTCCATGTGGTTAAGGTAGACCTTCTCAAGCTCACGCGCCCGCGCGGCGAACTCCCCAGCCCTAGAGGTGTGCCCAATGGCATCAGCCGCTATGCCGCTGTCGGTGGTTTTGCTGTACCGAATGGCCAAGCTCTGGCAGTACATTGACGCCAGCAAATGCCCCAAGGCGTAAAAATCACGCGCCGGGATGTTGTACGATCCGCTTGTCTCGACGTATGGCACGGTGTAGCGGATTCGCATTGTCTCTGTGTTGGCTGGTGCGTGATTTGGCAAAAACAGATAACGTGTACCGGCTACCCAGTAGTCGTCATCCCAATCGTCGTTATCCAGATAGACCGGCACATCGTCGCTGGCAATGGTGATTGCCGGGTATTCGATGCTGGTAATCGTGCTGTATCCCTCGACCCATGACGATAGGCTGGCGGCGATACCGTAATACCGCCCACCGTCGCCCGTTACGTCCGTCGTCACGTCCTCCGGCCGGTCGTGGCCGTAGCGCTCAACAGCAGCCGGTACGATGTCCTGCCGTGTTGCCTGCGACATAATGTTGGCGTCGTCGATGTGCGCCAGGGACACGGCGTAAACAATCAGGGAATCAACGTCTACAGTCATTAACGGTACACCACATAGGCGGCGGCACTTGCCCCGCCAATATCAGCATAGATGCCATTGGCGAATACGTAACCACACGACGGGGTCCACTGCGCAGATGTGCCCGTGGCCGCTTTAAGCGTGGCCAGAATCGTGCCACTTGCCGCGCTGGCATTGTCATACAGGATGATAGACCCGGCGGCTGCGTCACCTGCCGTCAACAGGACAGAGTACAAAACGCCGTTAGACGCCTTGACGACTCCATCGGCCGTTACCGCTGCGTGCGCTGCTAGTCCGTAACTCATTTCTTTTTCCTTGTCCGCGTCTTAGGCGCGGGCGCTTCCGTTTCTGCGGCTGGCTGTTCAGATTCGGCGCTTGCGGCCTTCGTGGTGGTTAATTCTGACAACGGGATTTCAAACTTTGGACAGCCCTTGATCCCGTTGTCAATTACCAATACGAAAACCTGATTCGCCTCATCTACACGAGAGACCATCACCTGTTCAGGCGTAGCCCCCACGTATGCACAAGCCGCTTTCAGGTAGTCAGTCATTACGCGCCGTAGCTCCCCGTCAAAGCCAGGATGTTCCCAACGATGATCGTTGCGTTGGCGGCGTTGTTGGCATCGAAGGTCAGTACGGACCCAGCGGGCACAAATACCGGGGTGTTTGTGCCGCCAAAGTGGGTAGATTTCCAGGTGCCGGGCGTAGCCTTGACAGCGCAAGCTAAACCGGTGATGTCATCGCCGCCGCTGCTGTTAATGTCCAGGGTCAAACCAGCATCATCAGCCGACGGGGCAGCAGATACGCCCACGATGGTCATATCTACCAGAGTAGTAATTGCGGCGTAGGCATCGCCCAAAGCCGCCGCCGAGCCGGGGTAAATGGCTGGCAAAGCAATAGAAATTAATCGTTCTTGCATTAGGTTTATCTCCCAAAGTAGGGGGATGGTGTTACCCATCCCCTTTACTGTGTCAGGTCAATTCTTAGACGTTGGATTTGTGCAGGCCACGGAAGTCAGCAACCGGGGCACAGTCGTAGGTGCTGGAGAAGCGATATGTGAGCTGCCGAATTTTGAACCGTAGTTCATCGTTGGTAAACATAGCGCCGTTGGTCTCCTGGTCGGCAGTGAACAATTGCGGCGTGCGCTGGCCACGGGGGAAGATCAAGTAAATGCTCGGTGCCTGCATCGGGTCAGCCATGAGCGCCCAATTGTTGGTATCGGTCCAGTCGGGAACGGTGATAACCTCGAATTGGCCACGATAGCGGTTGATGCTCTGGTTTCCCGTGGTGCCCGCGCCATTGGCTTCTGGCACCAATTCGCTGTTACGAATCTGGTAAGCGGTCGCTTCCAGGTCAACAGGAACAAGCAGGTACTTAGGCTCCAGCAGCAGCTTGCGGCCAGCACCAAGCGTCATGTCGGTTTGTTTCCGCATAGCCGTGCGGGCTGCGTCAAAAGCAGCGTAGCTCAGGGCGGTTGTCAGCAGGTTGGCGTGTCCTCCCGCCGTGCCAACGGCCGTCGCGTTGAACAGCGCGCCCGTGTCACTTAAGACAGGACCGGCGGCGCTGTTAACGGTAAACACACCGCTTACCAAGCTCGACAGCGTGTTGAACCAGGTGTTCGACAGGACGGTCGGGATACGGCGCACAAAGTTGATTTTGTCGCGCATGAGGGTTTCCATCGTGATCCCGATGTAGTTACCGCGCTTTACAAAACTGGCGGTTTCTTCTTCGTCCGCCATTGGCAGTTCGGTGTAAGCCGCACCCTCGTTGACGGTGGACAGCGTAGACACGCCATACACGCGGGCCAGGGTGGTGTCGTCGATGGTGTCCACTTCTTCGGTTTTCACCAGCGGTTCGTACCAACGTTCACGGGCGGAGTAGTCAGCAGCCACCATAATGTTTACGGTGTTTTTGACCACAGTCGCCAAGCTGGAAGTCGTCGCGGCTTCATACGCCCGGTTGTTGAGGAGCGGATCGCCGTCAAAATACTGATAAAGCAGGTGGGACAGCTTGCCGTAATTGCCTGTGTTGGGTTTGCCGTGATTTACCCACGACTTATAAACGGCGTTTTCTTGCACCCGTTCCTGCACCAAGTCGTTGCTGTTGTGCTCCAACTCGCGGAATGCGGAATTGCCCATGATGATGCGCTGCATCTCAAGAGCGAATTTATCTTCCGGGCCGATTCCAACCTCGACACGGCTATTGCCCGCGTCTGTCACGCGCCCGCTGGGGTCATTGGCGGCTTCGGTAGCCCGCACCTTTTCAATCATTGCCTGTACCTCTTTCTCTTCCACAATGCGGCCTTCAAAAGCGGCTTCCACGACGGCGCGGCCTTTTTCGGTCAGCTTGGCTTCAGCCAGTTTGCGACTCATCAGCAGTTCAAAGCGAGCGGCGCGGGCTTCTTGCAAAGCGGCGGCGGCGTCCTGTGCGGCTTTGTCGTTCACTGGTTCGGCCTGTACCGGTTCATCGGCTTCCGGTTCCGTTTCGTTTTCCTGTACTGGTTCTTCTTCCACATCGGCGGCGAGGGATTCCGCGATAGTGGAGCGAACAATCACAGGAAGGTTTGCCTGAATGCCGTCAATCTTGGCATCCAACTTGGCAAAAAGTTCTTCCAATTTTGTTTCGTCCATTTGATTGGCTCCCATATTGTGTAAATCTTGCGGAGTGGCGGCGGCTATTAGACGTTCAAAGCCGCCACCCGCCGCCGGGTCTCCTACGAGGTCAACTGATAAAATTTTCTTAAACCCTTCAATCGTTGGCATACGCACTCCCTCGAATGCGATTTCGCCGCCGATCTCTGGAAAGGTGTCAATGCTTAATCCAATAGCGCCCAAAATTCCCGCGTCGTGCGCGTTCTTGAGCTTCTTGGCTAGTGAATCCTCCACCACCTTAAAAACGCCCCTGAGCTGATTTCTGGCGGCATCCCAGCGTGGTTTGACGATGGTTCCCAGCCATTCTTTGCTTGGTGAACGCATTCCCTGTTTGGCTTCAAATTCGGCTTGTGTCAGGTGGTTGTCGTAGACCTTCACGCCTTCCCACTGCGCCGCGCTTTCTTCGATGGCGCTGGTGGAATATAAACGGCCGTTCTTACTGCGAATGTAGGTGCGCCCGTCAACCGTCACGAGGTCATCAGGCGTCCGTGCGCCGATAATGGTCACTTCCCATTCGCGCCCGGTCTTTTCTTCTGTGGCCTCTAGTGTGGCCTCAAGGTAGAGTTGTTGTTGTGTCATACTTGCCTCTGTACCGCTCTTAGTATCGCCTCAGCCCGCTTGTCGGCCGTATCCATGCGCCGCTTAACGCTGTTGGCCCATTCCATGCCAGGACGCCCGCCCCACAGCAGACCGGCGATCATGCCGTTGCCTTTTTCCGGCGGCGTGTCCAAGTTCTTTTCATGCCGTGCAAAGAAGGCGACCATCTGGCGGATGGTGTCAAGGCTTACTGCTTTACCGCTGGCCAGCGTCGTGGCACGGGCTACGCCTGAACCGATCCCCTGTTCTCCTGCCTCGTTGGTATCAAGTCCGCCACGGCCGTACTTGCGGCGCAGCATGAGGCCACGCATGGCGGCTTTTTGAACCGCTTCCGGCGGCGTGAAGTCAATCCCTTGATATTTCACCGGTACGGCCTCTTGTGTTGATTCTGGCTCCGTAAACGCTTCCCCAAGAGATACCCGACAAATGGCGATTGCCGCGCTCATATCCTTACCCTGTGCCATGACCTTGCTCACACACCGCTTGCCCTTAGCCGATGCCCCGCGCCACGCTTCCAGGGTGGGGGCGTCTGGACCTGCCTGTATAACGGCCTCGCCCATGACACCCGCCAACACCCCAGGAACCATGTCAGCCTTGCACTTCGCGCCTAACTCACAGGCTGCGTCGTGTACCTCTTGAATGCGTTGGGCGTCCGTGCGGCTGTTGCGCGCGCCGTATTCAACCAGCCGGGTAATCTGTTGTTCCAGCAGGCGGTCGAAGGCATTGGCTTGCCCCCGCGTTAACTGCTGCGATTTCATACGTTTTTTGAGCTTAGTGATACGGGCGTCTCGTGTCATGTTCTGGAAACAAAAAAAGGGCTGCGCTCCCAAGAAGGAAACGCAGCCCGTAAGCTGTAAATATTCAAATGTTGCGGTGGGTCAACATGACCACCGCCTATAGTTTAAGTTATTTATCTTTCTGTGTCAATTACGACCGTTCTATAGATTCAATAATCAGTTCTGTATTACTCTGCATCTTGCTATGGCGCTGTATATCGTCCCGCGTATCTTCAAAAACAACCCGTCCGACCAGCGTCAATGTCACAACGGAAAAATCATCAGTGGGGCGCTCAACTTCAAACCCAGTCACCGCGCCAGATATGTCGTGCCCATCAACGATAATATGCGTATATCGGGCAACGTGCCCATTATCCAGACAGCGAAAGCTATCCGGCAATTCTTCCAATGGCATTTTGATTACAATATCTTTCATTTGGTCTCCTCGTCAATTACGGCCTGTTACCCGTATTCGCCGTCTCTCCATGCTTGACGCGCTAGGTCAGCATCGTTTTGGTCGTTTTCCATCAACCAGCGGTAGAAGTGGGCAAAGTCTACCGTGTCGCCGTCAATAAAGTACACGCTATCATTCGCGCGTTGCGTCTCTATTGGCGCTCCAAAGTATACCCAGGCATCAGCGTTTAGATCGCTGGTGCAATTCTGAAAAACCTCAAAATCCCAGCCAGTACCGGGAGAAAAGCCCATCATGCTTATGATTTGCTTGAATTGGTCAATGGTCATCTTGCACCTTACGTTTCCTTTCGCATCGGCTCCGGTTGTACTTCCGCATGGAACTCGATAGTAACCGTGGCAAGCCCCCGCGCATAGTGGCTTATGGTGTAATCCGTTAACGCCATTATCTCCATGCCGTCGATTAAAACGGTTGTGATCCTGTTACCCTTTTCGTCAGTGGTGATGACAGGTGTGACCGTGTGGAAATTTTTACTCATCTTGCACCATCCTTCCCGCTGGGTGGCCGTCGAAGAACGATACCCGCCCGCCGTCAACCTGTATCACAAGCAGGAACGGCCGTCCCTGTCTGCCTGCTGTCGCTTCCATGTGGCGATAGCGGGCAACTATTTTTGCTTCAATAATGCGAATGGTCTCATCTTCAGTCTGCAACGTTGCCCCGTTTAGCGTGCTGTTTGTCGTCATGTCTTGCCCTTCATCTGTGCGCCCGATTCCGCCAAAACGGATTGCCAAACTTGCGCCGCGATAGGACCAAAAACACAAAACGCCTGTGCCGCATCATCTACACTTACGCCAAAATCTTTTACTGCTGACGCGGCTCCTGCTGCCTGCTTGCTTATTTCATCAATGTTGCTTTTAATCTTACTTGTCATGTCTTGCCCTCGTGGTTGCGTTACTGCCCGTCTGCCATTGCCGCCGCTTCTTCTCGCATGTTGTCCAGCGTCTTTTGTTCCCGTCGCCGCTTGCCGCCCGCTGGCAAGCTGTCCACCAACGCCTGCTGATTTGGTATCAACACGTCATACGGTTCAGGGTAGGCAGGAACGGCCGTTTGCTTCTTGCTTTCCAGTTGTGCGCTTGATGCCTGTAACGTCAAGCTGGCCCATGCTGCCAGCTTGTCAGGTGGCGTGGCCGGGTACAGTTCTTGCCAAACCTTAGCGCCTTCTGATACCAACAGCGCGGCCAGTTCGACGTCGCGCTGCATACGCTCGGCAACGTTACGCATTCGCCCCGCCAAGATTTGCTGCTGGGTCATGCCTGCGTTGAGTAGGATTTCATTACCTGTCGTCATGCTGGTTCCTTTGTTATCTTTATGCGTTCATCGGCCGCTTCAATAAACTTTTGCAATAAATTATGTAATCGTGCGTAGTCTCGTTTGCTTATGCCCGAATATTCGGGCATAACATGATTTAGAACAGCTTGCGCGGCTCGGAATTTCGCCTTGTTACATACGTTGATATATTCAACCTCTGTCATTGCGCCGGTTCCTTTTCCTTTTTAACCTGGCTATCCCGCCGTTCCTTCTCCGCCTCTATCTGGTCATCTAGCGGCGTTGGTATCGTGCCGATTTCGGGATGCACCGTGTAATGGCGGCAGCGGCAGTTATGGACAAATACTGTACTGCTGATGTATAATTCATCAAACGTTTGGAGGTCATAAACATGTCCAGTAAACTCGAATTTTCTAATGCTGACAACCTGTCTAGGCTCTATCAATCCGGCAAATCGATCAAAGATATTGCGGATATTTTCGGAGTTTCCCCAATCACCGTCAGACGGCGAATGATTAAGTGGGGGATACCAATCAGGAGTCACAAGGAATCCCAAAAGGTCAGATGGGACAATGCGCCGGAATCTGCCAAAAAAATAATGGCTGATGTTGCCAAGAGCAATAAAATATTTATCCCAAATCTTGACTTTATTATTGAACGATATATCGCTGGCGAGTCCGAATTTAGACTTGCCAAAGAGATTGGAGTTTCTCGCGCCGCGCTCCGATCTCGTTTCGTTGAACGTGGCGTGACCATCAGAAACGGAAGCGATGCCAACAGGGAGAGAATGAAGCGGCTCTCTCCCGAAGATCGTAAGGAACTTGCTAAGGCGGCGCACGATAAAATTCGCGGCTCTAAGCGTAGCAAGGCTGAGTTGATCCGTCGGGCCGTCAAAAGGCAGGAAACGCTTCAATACCAATCCGAAGCGGAAAAAGTTCTCATTCAACTTCTTAGAGACAGGGGGGTATTGGGGATCGTGCCACAAAAGGCTATCGGGCCATACAATATCGACATTGCCATCGAGGGACAATCCATCGCCGTGGAAGTCATGGGGCATAGCCGAGCGAGACAGGCTCCGACTCTTAGCGGATACAAAAAGAGAACGCCATACCTCCTCGATCTTGGTTGGGATGTGATAATTGTACGGGTCGATGGCACTCGCTATTTCTTGACCGAAGCGGCTGCTGATTACATAGTCTCCCACATTCAAGAGTCCAGCGGCAATAAATCCGCGCGGGGTCAATACCGGGTGATTAGGGGTAATGGTGAGCTTGTGGCCGTTAGATATGGTCAACTCGAATACTGGACCTGAGTAATGAGAGCGGCTTGCCGCCATTAGTTTTGGTGCGAAAACCTCATTGTCTGGCAATATACAATTAATCGTATTCTTTGCGCTGCCTGCCGGGTCTCGCGGGAATGCCAGCTCCTCCCCGCCTACGGTGAACTTATCATTGACCCCTACGATCTGACCATGTGCCGACAGGTGAGCATTGCGCGTCCTAAAATCGCCCGTACTCATCCACGCCTTTTGCAGCTCTGGAAACTCTTGCAGGCTGGTTTCCATCTGCGACTGCGTGGCCACGCTAAAGGCGCGGTTGGTTTCCGTCCGTACTATCGTCTCCGCCCTTGACGCAATGCCGCCCACAATCTTGCGCCCACCTTGCACCCCTAAGATGTCTGTGACTTTTTGCATGGCTTGATACGGCGTCAGCGCACCCAGGCCCACGCGCCCGATCTCGCTGCTTATCAGCTTGATAACGTCGCCTGTAAGCCCTTTGATGAGGTCGGCGCTGTAATCCATCAGTACATTGATTTGCGCCACGCTGGAGCGGAAAAACGCGCCTTCTATGCTGGCTGCTATCAACGGCTCGACCACCATCTCGACGCCATCGGTTACGGCCGTTTGCAATGCGCCGTTCTGCATGGTGACGAGTTGACGGCGTAGCGTCTCGGTCTGGTTTTCGATGTTGGCTTTAATTTCACCCAGGGCGAATGAGGCAAAATAACTATCATCCGGCACGCTGGACAGGTAGCCGATAACGTCCCGGCGGTACTGTTCAAGGAAGGCCACCATCTGCTTGACGGTGGCTTCTTCCATCGTTTCAAACCGCTTTATGACGCGGTTCATTGCGGCGGCATACTGCCGTTGTTTAGCTGTTGCCATTTGCCCCTACTGGAACGGCCGTTCCCTTGCTAACGGACATTGGTTGAGTAACGGCCAGCGTGTTTGCCGCTTGCCCGTTCGCCTGTGCCATCATTGCCTTAAGCTTGTCGTTATTGGCCTGCTCATTGTCAAGTTCGGCCTGCTCGTCCACCTCGTCGATTTCGTCAAGTTCCGCCGCCGTGTCGATTTCGATGTTAAGTTCTTTCAACAGCTTGTGGAATACCTCAGCCGCTTTGCGACGGCCGATAATGCCCATCTGCATGGCCTTTTCCAGCGCCGCAATGGTGGGCGCAAAGGTAGCCGTCACGCCCTTCATGTCCTCGGCGCGTAGGCTGGGCAGCTCGATAGCAATCGTCGGGTACCTGTCCTTGTCAGGCGTCCACTCGTTAGCGATTTCGGCCTGGTCTGCCACGAACTGGCACAACATCAGCAGCATTTCCTCGACGATGCCTTGGTCGTGTTCCAGTGACTTCTCCGACGGTGTGGCTTGTTCGGACAGTGTAGAGCGGTTGGTATCGTTGCCAAAAGCAAACCAGCTCATCGGGTAGCCCACGCCGCCCATATTGTGACCCAGCAGCGCCTCGGCGGCGGCAATACTGCCCGACTGTTTAAGGTCGGCCGTTTTCAAGTCCCAATCTTCGTTTTCGTTGGTCATGTTGACGCTGCCGCGTTTGGGCGGGTTCCGCATGATGCGATTGCGCGCCCGGTTCCAAGCGTCCGATCCTTCCTGCACCCCTGTCAACTTCACGAACCACGAGAAGTAAGCGGCGAACTGCTCCCGCTCACCCAGGGCAAAAAGCGTGTGTTCGTACTGGTCAATCCAGTCAGCCACTTGCAGCAGGTCGCTATGCCCCCGCGCCTGATTCGATACGCTGTTGACCTTGAAGAAAAACACCGACCCCTTGTACTCTTTCAGTCCCTTCTCCTTCAGCAGCGCCGTTTCCCACGGCTCGATATTGGCCTGCTCTGCCGTCACCAGCTTGCCGGGGTGTTTGGCTGGAACCACCCGCCCGCCTTCAACATAGTCGTCGTCGTGCCGGATGATACGATAGGCTTTTGTCGGGTTCTCGTAAGAGCCACCGACAAAGATGATAGACATCTGCATACTGTTGTCAGGATGGCACACCACGCCGCTAATTGCGGTCGTATCAATGTAGCCAATGCGTGTACGGCCGTCCGACTCCCGTACAAATGCCGGGTATATTTGCTCACCCAGCAAAAACAACTGAAGGGTAAACTCCCGCGCCCGTGCCTCCAGTGCGTTGTCATCCCAAAACGAATCAAGGATGGCTTGCAGCTTTTCATCTTTCGTGATCGGCCTGGCATTCTTGCCAATGATGTGATCCCGTTTCAGCGTCATGATACGCCGGGCCAACGGTGACGACTGCCACAATGTCCAGACGGTCTCCATCTGTTTTTCGCGCGGCACCTTGGTAAAGTCGCGTAGCTTGCCACTGCCTCCCATTTCACGATAGCCAAACGATTTTAAGTCGCCAGATGGCGGCTCGTCGTTGGCGTCTGAATATCCCGCTTCATACGCGCGGGCGGCGGCTGATTCAGTCGCCTCTTGCATTCTAGCGGCAGTCACGCCGCCCAATGATTCAATGATTCGTTCTCCCAATGTTGCCATGTTATATGCTCCCCTATCTGCGCCGTGTCAAAAATGTTGACACGTCAAATTCAATTGATTCGCTGGCTGGTAGTGTATTGTCTCCGTCAAGATGCATTACCATATAACGCAATGCATCCATGCCGTGATTATAGGCGTCTACCGGCACCTCTTTGTCGTTGCGGTCGCGCTTGGCCTCTGGCCAGCAGTACGATCCAAACTCGTCTAGTGTGCAGGTCGGCAGTCCTTTGCTTCTCAGTTCGCCGTCAAGCTCGACCAGCGCGTCGTCAACAACAAACAATCGCGGCTTGCCATCACCCTGAATCTTAAGCCGTTCTTTCACCAAGTCAATACCTCGTGTAATGGCTTTGTTAGCGGCGACGGTGTATATGCCGTTCTCTTGCAACGTGGCCCGGTCCTCTGCGTCGTGGTCGGCTACACTTGCCGTAATAGATTCTTTGTACCTGTTTATCTTTTCGCTGTGAACCTTCACCGTGCGCTGTGAATGATAAATCTCGCGGAACAGGTACAAACGGCCGTCATGGTCTGTGCCGTACCAGGAACAGACAAAAGGATTCGTAAAGCCAAAATCTATTGCCCGATATATTGACCGTAGTTTAGGCAACTGGTCCGACTTGATAACGTGAATGTTCCGGTCAAACTCATCATATACCAGCCCTTCACGCGCCGCCCATATGCCCTTACGATAACGCAGGAAGCGAACGCCGGTCAGCTTATCTAACACGCCGTTGATATACCGCTTCCCTTCATCGGTGAACTCGCCCTTATCCATGTCATAGTAAAGCGGGTTATCCTCATGCCGGGTCACAATGCGCGTCATCACATCAGTGTTGGCCCGCTGGTTTAGCCAGTGTATATCGGCGTCTGGGTTGCAGTCACTTATGATTTGCGGCGCTGGAACTGTGCCAGCACGAAGGCGGGTTGTTAATGTCTCGTGTTCGTTCTCTGTTAGCTCGTTGGCTTCGTTGCAATATACTATGTCCCACTCAGAAGAAAGTATCTTGGTGGGCTTGTCCATACCACCAACGGCTATGATGCTGCCGTTGGTGTATTTGTATGCCTGAACAGTGGTATTAAATGGGCAATCGTCACGCTGCACAAACCGGTCAAACGTAGCCATAACGGAATGTGTCATGCTGGCGCGGGTCTTGCGAATGATGAGGATTCGCGCCCCCTTGTGCTGCCTGGCTGTGGAATCTAGCAATTCTAGAATGGTGCGTGTCTTTGCCGTGCCCGCTGGTCCCTCCACCAGCACCTCTTGGTCACGACAGCCCCATACGGTCAACATTGCGCCCTGGAGCTTGATACGCGGTGCGCCCCCGCCCCCCGCCGCCCGAGCGCCAAACGAAAACGGCCCCGTGTCTATGACTGGTAAATCAATCGACAGATTGAGCATTGCGATCTAGTGCTTCAATTTTGCGGAATGCTTTATCCTGCATTACCCCAAATAGTACGGCTGCATCGGCGGCGTTTTGCTTGCGTAGCCACTCTGGATCACGAAAAGCGCGGGACATTTCCTGCAAAGAAATCAACTCTTCTTCCAGCAACCCTAAAATCAGTTCGCCCAATGCGTTCTTTTTTTCTGTTGCAACTACGGCATTAGTTGCAGGCTTTAGCTCCCTAGATTTCCAGTTTTTCACAGTCCCAACAGGGATGCTATATTCTTTCGCAACATGGTGAATTGACTGCCCCATAAGTAGCGCAGCCAGAACCGCCGCCTTTTTTTCGTCGCTGTATACAGTCCTGCCCATTATTTTAACCTGCCCCCGTATTCCTTTTCGCTTTCCTTGACAACTGCCGGAACCAATGTCATCTCCACCGGCACCCCGTTGCGCTTAATCTCCATCAGGTGCGCGGATTCTAGAACGGCCGTTTCTGGTAGGTCAAAAGTCCAGCGTATGCCGCCGTCGGCAAGCGTCTGGACCTTGTTCACTGCTGCGGTTACGGTGATGGTTGTCATTGCAGCCTTTCGTTTATGAGAGCGTGCCACAAAAGGCCGTACTTCTCAATTACCTTTTTGGCGTGGGCTTCCCACTCGTCAGGCTCCCACACCGTGCCCTGAATTGGGCATTCCTGTTGATCGCAGCGCCAGCGGTCAATATACCGCGTTGGCTGTGGGTCGTAGATTGCCCTCGGTGATAGTTGCGTCATAGGGTGTCCGCATTCCTTGCAGTCCATTGTAATTTCCCCATTTTCTGTGATTGAAAAAACGGCAAGCTTTCCGGTTCCAGCTCGCCCCAGGTGAGGTTGTTGGCGTGTAGGTACTGCGTGAATTGCTTGGTGATGGTCGTCATGCCTTGCCCTTGTTGACGTGCAAAAAATGCACGTACTGCTTCACGCTAGTATAATAGATTGCGCTTGCCGTGTCTACCGCTGGCAGCAAGCGCGAAAAAGCCCCGACGTGTGCCGGGGCTGGGGTTACTCCATTTAGTAAAATTCTAGCGGTTCACCTGCCGCATGTGCGGATCGGCAACCAGTAATAAATCTTTTAGTAACTTCCTTAAACCCTCCCTCCCTTTCAATGTGCCCCCAATCTGTAGAACTGTCAATTTTTGGTAACAATTCCTCAAGCTCGTCAGCAATTAATTTGCAGTCGTCCGGCGATATTTCGCCCTCACAATCAGAATGGCAAAAGAAAATGTATAATCCAGGGTGAGTTGATTTAGAATACCCGTCGCCCCAATACCACATGCTTGGGTCAAATTTATTGTCACCGTGCGGCGGGTAACTGCCACTCATTGCTTTTGCAACAGCCTGACGAAAACGATTAAACGCCGAGTATGCACCATGAAAAGCGTCGTGTGAACAATCTAATCCCATATCATTCCCCCTCCCCCATCGCGCCGCCGTCGATGGCGGCTTGCATAAAGCCATAAACATTTAGAAGTTGGTCACTGTGGATTATACAATACGGGCTGCCATCGACTTCGTGCTGTGATGCTTCGCCAAACATATAACGAGCCGCCTCGCCCACCGCCCGCAGCAGCTCCTCGCGCCGCTGGGATTCGGCAAGTTGGGTTTCGAGGGCGGCGATTTGCTTTTGTAGGTCGTTGATTTTTAGCGCCTTGATAACATTAGCGCTGCTGTCCTTGCTCATTTCGTCACCATCCCGGCCGCAATGGCCAGCTCCAGAATCTTGTCAAGCCAGGCGCGTTGTGGAGTCTTGTCGGTAATGTATTCTGTGTCATGATTTGTAAACCAAACGCGAAACTTAAGCCCTGAATAAACACGCCAGTCCTCATGATTTAACACAATTGCAACAGAGGGTTTGCAAAGCCACGAAACAACCCGCCACGCCAGCGCCATCCACTTTTCATCATAGAGATAGTTCGGCGCTTGTAACACGGTCGTGTCTTTTTGGTCAATCCAAAGAATAATATCATCCCCATCTTCACCAATGCCCCATATCGACCAATCAGGCATCAGGTTAATAAGTTGTACCGTCTTTTGGTGGTCGCTCATTTCGTTGATGTTCATCGTCATTCCTTTGCTACATGATAGCATTTTGCGGTTATTTGTGATACCCGTTTGCGGCTACTTTTTCTTTCCAGCGGCGGGCGGTTCGGTCACTAATTGCGGCCATTTCTGCCAACTCGCCAGAGGTCAAGGCGTCGATCATATCTTTTTGCTCTGTGGTAAGTAACCGAAAGTCGCCGGGCAATTGACCGGACATCTGTCCGTTTGTGACCGCTGGTTTTGTGACCGCTTTTACTTCCACCTGAGCCAGCTTAACGGCCGTCTTGTCCGCCTGCGCCTGCCGTTTTAATTCTCGTTCTAGCGCCCGGTCTTTCTCTAGCTGCTCCCGTTCCCATGCCGTATTATCTGCCGCCGCCTTCTCGGCATCCTGGTAGCCGTCCGCCCATGCTGATGCCACGTAAGCCAACGCGGCCACCAGCGGCAACACTAGCAAGGTGTTATTCGTTCTGAGCATCCAACCGGCAACGGCAACATAGGCAATCATCTGGACGGCCGTGCTTGCCTTGCCCGCTCCGTTGGCCCACGCCTTCTTAAGGTTCTCACCTGCCGTGATGCCCCAAAGTTCGATACCGACGCTGGACAAAAAAGCCGCCGCCGCAATGACGTACACCAGGAGCCCGGCGGCGTGTTGCTGCTCGGTGATTTCGATGGTCAAGAATACTACCATTGCAGATGGTACAGTAATTCGGGTTAGGGTTGAAAATTTCATAATTACCGCTCCCATGCATAAAACGGACGCCGCCCGTTTCGTGCAATAAATGTTTGCTCTCGCTGTTCAGCAGCGGTCATTGCTGGCACGTTGATGTTACGCCGGTCCGGGTTGGCCAGGGTGTACATCATTTCCCGTGCGTACCATTCGGCCTCGTCCCGACGAAGGTAATTAAACGCCGCCACTAAACAAGGGCGGGCGTATGCTTTGCAACGTAGATACCATTCTTGGTGGCGGGAGTGAATTGGGTCCCAGCTCATTATCAAATCTGCAAGACGGCAAAAAGCGTCGTCGTGGTCGTCACCCAACGGCACGAAGGTCACTGGCAATACTGGGTCAATGGTAAAATGTGGCACAAACTCCACCAAAGCAACGCGCCCAAACGTGTCTAAAATGCGGAGAGATTGCAACGGCCGTTTGACCAACGATGACACCTTAATGGCAATCTGTTTGTAATCCGCTTCTGTAAATTCGCGCACTGGGTCCCATTCCATGCTTTTTACAGGCACAACCTCGCCCCGGCTATTGAGGGGTTGCTTCACGTGCAAAGCTGGCAAGTTTTTGCCGCTTTCGTGCCATTGTGCGTTTAGTACAATTCGTCTGTCTTCTTTAATTTGCTTCATGATAACCCCCAATAGATAAATCCTACAATGATAAAAAATGCCATCATTACCAGGATGGCACGAACAAATTGATTAAAGGTCATTGTGGCCACTGCTGCCGATGGTTACGTTGTGCTGCTGTTTGCGTAACACTAGCGGGCGCAACCGCTGGCTGCTGTTGACCATCACGGGAAGGCTGTTTACCGTTGCTTTGCCGTTTGGCTTCTTTGTTGACGCCCCGAAAGTCAAATCCGCCTGCTGCCACGATTCCAGCACGAAAAAAGCGCGGCGGGCGTTGCCCCATCGCCTGCATATGGTCGGCTACCAATTGCAACATACTGCCTAGGGCCAACGACACGCCTTCTTCAAACCATGTAACCAAAAATGCCATTGCCTGACCTACTGGCTGCGTAGCATTAATAAACTCAGCCGAGCGGCCTTGCTCTATCAGATACGTAGCCCAGGTGGGCCACCATTCGCGGAACGTAACGACGTTGGTGTAGGCGTCTAGCGCGTTGACTAGCAAGGCGCTGGCAATCAGTACCGTTGCCATACGGCCGTTTCCGTTCAGCTTAGAGATGGCGGCAGCAACCAGCATCATTTGGGGTGCAAGCTGAATAAGCCAGGCACCAGCGGCAGCGGCGTCAATGCCGACAACGGCGCTCATAAAATCTTGGGTTTGGTCGAGCGACCAACCATAGGAGAGGCTCAACATAGCCCAAATCCCTACGGCGTGGATAATAATCAAAATTACGTTACTAACTGGTGAAAAATTTCTTGTCATCTGGCACCTTCCTTCGTGGTGGTGATAGGTCGTGGGGCGTCGTGGTGGTCGTTGAGGTCGAGTACCACGACGCCTTTTACGTTAATTTACAAATCAGTGGGGGAGGGGAACAACTTCTTTCCCTCGTTTGTCCAGTCATAAGGCTGACGATCCCCCCTGCTTTTAATGCATTGAGTTGTTTCCAAAATGGAAACGACTTGCGCCGCCGGGGCTACGCCTACACTTGACCATCGACTAATCCCCAACGCGTCAAGTTTGGTTGGTGAGATACTGTCAAGCTCTCCCGCCTCTCGTTTTTCAGCCACGGTATAGAGCCATTCGGTATTAAACCCTTTTGGAATGTCCATTACATGACCGTTAATGTTTAGCCGGTCGCCCCACACCAGTTTGTCGGTGTTGATAATCCACTGCGGCAGCTCTTCATCTTCAAACGGATCGGCCTCATCTTCCAGCGGGATGACCTCTACCTGTAACGGCTGGCGTACTGGCTGCGCTTCCATGCGGCGCGGCTCCCGTTTTGGTTGTCCCGTCGGCAAGTTGGGCTTGCCGTCTAAATCCAGCCCGGTTGCTTCCTCCGCCTTTTGCAGCAGCAAAGCAGGCAAGCCAGGCAGCACCTTGACAACCACCAGCGCCAGCACGTAAGCGCCGCCAGCCCACATCAAAAACTCAGCACCCGCCCGCCACAGGATGATTGCGTTGAACGTTTCCATGCTAGGCAGTCGGTACAATGCGCCTGATAAATTCGCAGCGGCGGCAACTGTGCCAACGCCTACTGCAAAGCGCATTTCTGTACTGGTTTCGCTGTACTGGTTGTCGTATGTCATCAGTCGCCTCCACAGCTCCGCGTGCTGGCACACCCCCGCTCGTTGCTCTGTGTCCCGCGTTGCGCGTCGCTAGTGGCCGCTTGCGTAGCGGTTGGCGTTGCGCTGGGAACGGCCGTTGGCGTTGCCCAAGTGGGCTGAATGATTTCAACCCGTGCCGGTTCTGTTGTCGGGTACACAATTTGGATCGGCTGCGTCATTCGCTGCGGCTGGCGTATCTCTGGCAATGCAAATCCGTTTGTTGCCAACATCTGCCAGACTACTATGCCGATGATTGCGCCGAGTAGAATTTTTACAAAATCTTTCATGATGCTCCTTTGCCCCGGCCAGCGTACCGGCCGGGGCGTGGGGGAAGAGGGGTTAATCGCTATCCGTTGATGGAACTGGTACGTTTTTATTCAACCAGTCCATAAATGAGCGATACTCATTGTATCGCGGACCATGTCCCATAAACGTGCCAAGCCCCATATGCTGCTTTGTTTCCTGCCAATATTGGCGCAAAAAAGGCACGTAGTAATCTTTGATGTTAATTGATGCCGGTTTTTCAATGCGTTTATTGTTGTCGTCATAGTGAAGTATCTGGTAGGGTGCGCCACACGTTAAGCAAACGATCTCGCCGTGAAGATCAGACCATGATCCGCGTAATTCATTTTTGCAAATTTTACAGTTATCCATGTCATCCTCCTGTATAAAAAACGCCCCGCTCTTGCACAGAACCGGGGCGATAAGCTAGAATAATCTAGCCTTTGCACGCGCCTTGCCGGTTCCGTGCGATTGGTTAGCCCTCACCTGATACTCGCAATATCGGGTGAGGGCGTTTTTGTTTAGTTAAACATTACCAAATGGCGTGTGCCTTATTTTGGCCACCAGTTTGTCGGTAAAATCTTTGGGCCATCCGCTTTTCTGCAACGGCTCTGTAAAATCACCCTCAGCGGCCTTTGACAGCACCAACGTCAACCACTCAACTGGTAAAACGTGGTCTATTGTGTAAACGCAACAATGACCAACTTTTAAATGAACAAGGCCGTCACCCAGGTTTGTCAATTGGATATTGTCACCGCCGTTATTACCTTCGCTATAAAAATCACTCATCTTTCACCTGTGCCTGTCGTTTTTCTAGCCATTCGCGGATGGCCCGGCGGACTTGCTCTGCTATCGGTATGCCGTTAGCCTTGCTGAGTTCCTGCAATGCTTGGTACTGTTCGTCGTCAACTCTTACATGCTTATCTGCCATGACCACCATTGTACACAAGTGTACACGCCAACGCAATACCCCCAACCTTAAAATTTTTACTTCCCCACACTTGCCGCCCAATCAAACGGCCGTCCAGCCCCCACCGCAGGGATATACAGATACCCTGGCCGCTTTACCGGTTGCGGCTCTTGGGCAACGGTAACACGCTCCCGCATGGCGTCATACTCTGTCTGCGGGTCACGCTTTTTCTGCGGCCTCTGGTATGATTTCACCTCAATAACGCCAGATTCCAGCGCAACCAAAAAGGCGTTAAATTCGGTGTCGGTGATGCACAAGCGGTTTTGCTCGCCGATGTGCGGCTCGATGCCAAGCCGCCGCACGTAGCGCCATACGTGTTTGTAATCAATCCCTGTTTTCTTTTTGATGTCGTTAGCTGTGTAAGTTTTCATTTTGTCTCCTAAAAATAATTGCACGGCCGTTTGTGGCCGTTGGGTTTAGCCAAACACCAGCAACGGCGGATTGGCGTACGCTACCCGCTTGCGGGCAAGTTCAACGTATTCAGGGCTGATGTCAAAGCCGAGGTAATTACGGCCGTTCTGCATGGCCATCTGGGCAGTCGTGCCGCTACCGACGAATGGATCGAAAACAAGATCGCCCTTATTTGACCATGACAGTATGTGATCCCTTGCCAAGTTGTCAGGAAAAGGCGCGTCATGCTCGAAGGCAAGAGCGCTCTTATTGCTCACCCCCTTGCCCGTCGGGTAATACCAGACATTAGCCCTAACCGACATGTCGGGTGTCATAAACCGTTCATTCTGACGGCTTCCATCTTTGCGCCGTCTCGTTGATGTGTTGCGAGTCCCAGCGTAAATATTTTTGTGGTCCTTTATCCGGTTTACCGTTTTAGGCTTGCCTTTAGAAAAAACGAACATATATTCCCAAGCCTGCCAATAGGCTAAATTGCTCCCCTTTGCGCCCTGGCTTCCCGTGTGATACACCATCGTATCGTGCAGCCGCATCCCCTTAGCCATAAAGTACAGCGCCTGCTTGAAGCTGGTCCCCGTTTCGCTGCCGTTCACCGTCTGGTCAGCCACTACCCACACGATGACGCCGCCGGGTTTTGTCACCCGTATCAACTGGCGGGCAATTGCGAAAAAGTCGAACGTATAGCCGTTGTAGCTCCGCAGGTTGTCATACGGTGGGCTGGTCACTGTCAAGTCAATGCAGGCATCTGGCAAATGGCTCATCATTTCGGCACACTCGCCGCAGTAAATGTTATTTGGTTCATATGGTCCTAAGTTCATCGCCCCGCCTCCAGCCACGCCGCCAGCAGTCGCGGCGATACAAGGTGCCTCACCTCGCGCACGATGGCTTGTGCCGCTTCCACCTGTTTTTCCAGGCGTTCCACGTCCGCCGCCGTCACCGTGCGGAGAATTGGCCCGCCGTCGCTGTCGTAGTAGATGATGGAACCGCTGCTTTTTGTGGTCATAGTTGCACCACCTTGATTTCGTTCGTCTTGAAGTTGATTTCACACGGCCACATCTTGCCAGAGGGCAAGCCGCCGCGCTGCTTAAGTACCTTCACCCACATCATGCTTTCGTTGACCTCGTATTCCTTGCCCGCGTAGCTTAGGCGCTGGCCCACTTGGTGGGTTTGCTTGGGCATCCACAAACTAATCGAGCGGTCAGTACGCTGGGCAATGCTTGACGATTCTTCACCGTCATACACGCCAGGGATTAGCATGTTTGGGCCAATCGGATTGTTTAGCTGCTGCTTTGCCTGCACCCCGAACACAACAGGACAGGCAAAGTGTTTCGCCATCTTTTTGATTCGATACATGTCTTGCCGGACCTGAAGCCGCCGCTGGTTCATAAGGTCGCTGCCCGCTTTAACTTCCGGGTCAATCGGCAGCGCCTGTAAATAGTCCAGAAAGATACAAGCCACTCGCAGCGGCTCGCCGGTAACGTTGCCATCCTTGATATACTTAATCGCCCGGTATACGTTGCTCAGGTACAGTTCCGGGGCGCTCTCATCACCAAGCGGGTCAGCGATGCGGTAAATTGGCACACCAGCGATTTTGCCAGCAGCATGGATAACAGCGCCCCAATCGTGAACATTGCCCCGCGATAAATCGGCAATGGTGTGATTACTCAGGCGTGAAACTTCCATCATGCCTAGCTCCTCGATAGCGTTTTCAACGTCAACGCGAATTATGATTTCGTCGCTGCGCCCTTGTGCCACCAGATGCCGCGCCAGTGCCTTTTCCCACATCTCCATGAAAAGCGTTTTACCGTTATGAGTTTGGGCCACAACCGCGCAGGTGTTACCTGGCAGCAGGTCAGCAAAGTATTCCCCCATACCAATGCCAGGGATTGGCAACGGCATAGACCGATGTTTGCTGTTCTGGATACCCTGCAAATGGGTTATGGTTTTGCTACCGGTTTCCGGCGGCGTGTTAATTAGCTTGCGAATTTCAGACATTAGTAAAAACTCCCGTCGGTGTTGGTTATGCCAGCATGTGCGGCGTGGCCATTGGTTCCGTTTTTCGATAACGTTTTGCGGCCGTTCTGCTTCCAGTTCTTCAAAATCGCCTCGATGTACTTCCACTTGCGAACGTTGTTAGCGACCGCCTCCCGCATGGCATCAACTACCATTGGCTCGGAGTAGGTGTCTACTGCATCGAGAATTAGCTGCGAACTATGCGGAGTGATGCCGTCAATGTGATTTTCATAGAACACAATGGCAGAATCTGTATTCTCATTGGCGGCGGCGGCTACTGTCGCCACCTTAGTTTTTTGTTTAATTTCTTTAGCCTTAAGATGGCGTTCATGTGGTAGAACACTGTGTTCATGTGGTAGAACATCGCGTTCATCTGGTAGAACATCGTTCATGTCATGTAACAAGTTTTGTTGTGTTTGTTCATCTGGTATAACGGCAACGTAGCCCATTTTCTGCGTTCTTTGGTCAACATCCCGCACAATCCAACCGTTTTCAAGAAGCCATTGCAACGCCTGGTTAACTTTGCCTAAGCTGATATTCATGCCGTCTGCCATGCTCCGCTGGCTCTCAAAACACACGCCCCGGCGCAAAACTCGCAGCCACACGCGGGACTGGTAAACATCTAAATCCGAATCATCTAAAGCGTATATTGCTGTTGCGTAGTTAAGTGTCATCACCCACCCCTCCAAAACTGACGTGCTTTATCTAAAAACTTTTTCTTTTTATATCCATGAGCGCCAGCGTGGCACGATTCGCACAACAGCTTGAGGTTGCCGTCGTCAAAGGTTCCACCATCGCTAACCTCAACAATATGGTGAAGTTCGACGTATCCTGTATACCCGCACGATTCACAGCGATTTCCGCGCTGCTTTATAGTTCGTTTTCTAGCCAGCTGCTGTGATGCTTGGTTTCTGTTTGCCATGTCGTCGTACCCTTTGGAACCTTGCGAAACGCAAAAATCCCACCATTTACCTTGTGATTGTCTAGGTCACATCAGCGCGGACGCTGCCAGTAAATGGTGGGATCATTACCCACAAAGTATTTAATTGGCGGAACAAAAAATCCGCGCAATTGATGTAACCTAGACAAGAGACAGTATAAACGATCTCGCCCATTAAATCAACCCCCATCCTGTCCATAAATCGTCGTGTACATCGGGCCGCGATAGTTGCGCTGGAAATGGATAGCGCCAATGGCAAAGCCTATGGGGAAACCTAGCCTAGACCCTGGTCCGTAAATCCGCATATGGTTTATCCCTCCCCACTTGCTAACCTTTAGCATCATGCCGTAAGAGATGAACGGCTTGTCTGCTGGAAACAAAAGGCAAATATTCTTTGCGAACTGCAAGCTGTGATGTATCCATTTTGCATAACTTTTGTACGGCGGATTACCAAAAACCCAATCTACCGGCTCGGTCCACTTGAAAAAATCGCGCCCTTCTTGAATCTCGCACCATTCGGTATGCGGCGGTAGGTACTTGAGGAAAACGCCGTCACCCTTGCACGGTTCCAGGATGCGCCCCGATGGCTTGAAAAATTCCACCATGTCACGGGCTACCCAATCGGGCGTATAAACCACGTCGCCAGGGTCAAGCGGGATTTGTAATAGTTGCGGTTGGATGCTCATCAGTTCACCTTCGCTGAGTGCTGGATATACCCGTTAAACATTTGGGCATCAAACCCGTACTCAACAAACAAATCATCTGCTTTCGCTGGAAGCTGAACCAACCGCGCCCGCTCCCGTCCTACCAGCTCCACCAGCCTATCAACCGCCGCCGGTAGAATCTTGCCATCCCGCGCCTTCGTGGGCGTATAGGCGTCAGGGTCCAGACAGATGTACACCGGATCGCAATCTGCCAAGATGGTCAGCATATCCGCGCCAGGTGTTTTGCTTGGCACGGCCACAACGGAGAAACGGCCGTTGCCACTGGCCACCGTGTTGATGAACGTCACCGCCGCCTTTTTCATGCCCTCCATGAGGAGCGCCGCGCCGTTGGGCTTTTCGTCCGGGTCTGCCAGCCATGCGCCCGCCTTTAGCCCTGCCTGAAATCTGTACTTGTCGTTTGGTGCTGGTGGGTTTGTGAGCCTGTACTGTATCGTTGTCGCTTCCCAGCCAGGCGAAAAGTAAGGGATCGTCATGCTGGGGCTTGTAAAGTCTCGCCCCTGGTATTCTGTGAATCCGAGCTGCCAGAAGTCTTGCATACTATCAGGGATACCCGCCTGCCGCCACAATGCCCGGTGCCCTTCTTTCATTGCGTCATGATACCCGCGCCAATACTCGTTTTTGCGTAGCTCCTGAATGTACCCGCGTAGGCGGTCATTCTCTGCCTTTAGCATGGCCTCGCGTAGGTTGCGGGCCTGCTCTATTTTTACCGGGTCTGGCCGCTGGTTGTCGTTGGCATCTGCCCACTCAAAATGTGAACATTGACGGCACCACGCGCGGGCGTTCCCTTTGGCATCGGCGGCAAATAGTCTGAACCTATCTTCTCCGCCACAAACTACGCAGGCGCTAGACCATTCGCCGCTGCCGCGATACTTCAAATTTGGCAACGTTGCAAAGCGTGATAGTTCTTGCGGTAACGGTAAATTATTCATCTCTGCGGCTCCTCATGTGGCCATGCTGGCAAGTGCGATCTGTCCACCACGTGCCCATTACCCTGACGCGCCGCACGAATATCATTAGCAGTTCACCGCACGTCTGGCAAAACTCGTGAACGATGCTAAATTCTTTGCCGTGGGCTTCATCGTGGCAACGGCGGCATAACGATTCTAAATCGCTCATGCGCTCGTGGCCGAATCTTTCATATGTTTTGTGATGTACATCTAGTGGTTTGTTTTTTGCACTACACCCCTGGCAGGTGTAGTTGTCTTTTTCAAGTCTGGCCCGGCGCTTTTTGTCCCAGGCCTCAGAGTTCATGTATTCGGTGTATTCGTCAGTGAGATGTGTCATCATTCCCCCTAATACGGCAATCCCTGCGCCTGCTGCCGTTCCAGCAGGTTGACGGCCGTTTGCAGGCCGTCGATACGGGCGCGCGTTTCTGCCCATCTCCCCGTGCGTTTTAGGGTCGTGCTGTAGTCACCGCGATCACGTGCGCGGTGCGCTACGTCTAAATGGTGCGCGGCGATTCGTTCCGCCGTTTCAATCTTCGCCCGTAATGCTGCTATCGTTTCGTCCATGTCAATTCTCCATTGGAATAAAAAAAACCGCTGCTATCTACTGGCTAATAGCCAATAGGCATTATGGTATTTTAGATATTTACTAATTTCTGGGCGCTTTGTCGGATAACAAAATTGAATCTTTTGCACATGTTCTGGAATAATAATTGAAGGTATGACAAAAACATCTTTATTACCAGTAATGCAGAAGTAATAATCACAATCTCGCCTTTTATCCACACCTATATGAAATTTCCATTGAGGGGAGATCAAGCGCCCATCAAGAGAGGGTGCAATCTTTTTTGATAAACCAGCCTTTACATCAACACGGTTTCCATCAACAAGTAAATCAAATGGGTGATTATAGGGCATCGCCCTAACGTCAAACCCCATAGTTTCTAAGTGAGCTATGGCCCAATTCTCCCATTTTGTTCCAACCTTTCTGCTATTGTTTGGCTTGCCATCAACCTTATATCTTTGCCCAGCCCGTATTTTGCCAACCGTTCTGATAGCTAAGTTCAATTTATTAGCCAGCTGGCTGTTGGTAAGGAGTGGATTGCCCCGAATATAATTGTGCAAGTCCTCAGTTTTCTTGTAATTCTCTAGCCAACCAGTATTACCTATAACCTTCCAAACAGATTGTTTAGTGATACCATATTTATCACCAATCTCTTGCAGGGTTAGCCCATGTTCCCTCAGCGCTATCATGTCTCGCTTTCTTTCTTCTCTCTGTTTTTTGCTTGCCATAAGATACAAAAAAACTCCTAAACTTTGACTAAGTGGTTTGTGGCTTGAGTGGGGTATTGCGCAAATATGGCAGATGCGCCTACATCCAACAAACCACCTAGTCAAAGGCTAGGAGCCTGATTACCGCCACTCAAGTCTTTCATGTAGTCTATGAGGCGCTGCCATTCACCTCAAAAACATTGTTCCTAAAGTATAATGATTCTCTACCCAAATGTCAAAACTTTTTTTACAGCAGCGGCAGCTGCTTACCCAATGCTTCCGGGCCAGCGGTGGTTTTGCCGTTCGCTTGTTTCAATCATCCACTCATCGCCGCCGTAATCCGGCTCATCTTTGCTGCGTCGCACCCATATGGCATACAGCCCGCAGCCTGGGCACTGAATCTGCTTATGACGACGGCTTTTCTGCAATGCCCACTCGTGCCATTGTAAATAGCCTGGAGGGGATGGCGTGTGCTTTGCCTCGTTGGGGCATGTGCTTTTACTCATGTCTATTTCCCTTGCCGCATCAGCGCGGCGATAAATTCCAACTCGTCCGGCTCCCCCAACCCGTCATCCGCTGGCAGCGCCCCGACCTGGTAGTCGCGAGCGTATACCCGCACGTTGCCAACAATGTATTTGTCGTCGCTCATTGCGTTGCCTCATTCTTGGCCTGATGAGCCAACTCGCATAATCGATTAAACAGTTCTTGGTCCAGCCTTTCTCTCGCCACATCCATAAAGTAGTTAGCAAAGGCACGCTGGCGCGCCCTGGAGCGCTTGTCGGATAGCTTTCTTCTGGACAGTTCGGTTTTTACGGCCGCGAATTTGGCGTTGTACTCCGCCTGCTCTTTCAGCAGCGCCGTGAATTCTTTAGGGGGTAGGTAAATACCATTATGGGCATTTGCTTTTGCCGCCAAAACGGCCGCTCGGATTTCGCCGATAATCACCTCCAGTTCTTGCTGCAGCTCCGATAGCGCATCACGGGAAATTATCGGATCGCTAAAAAACAATCGCAGATCCCGCGCTGGCTTTGCGGCCAACTCCGCGCCGGTGGGTAGGCTGCGCAGTTGGTGACGCTCGCGCCACCGCTCCATTCTGTCGTCTAGTTCACGCGCCCACCGGCGCGATGATTCGGAAACAAGTACAGTTACAGACATAAAAACCTCACAACAAACTCGCCTGCACCAGCTCGCGCCAGAACAGGGCCTTTGTAATCGCGGGCGTTGTACTGCACGCCGTTGATGGTCACAGCGGAAGGGTAACGGCCGTTGACGTAGAATGAATAGCCGCCAAAGTCTTTTACAACTTGTGGAAGCTGTGGGGGTGTCGTGCTCATTCGCTGTCGTCCAGTTCAAACATCATTGGCAAACGGCCGTCACCGTGCGCCCATTTTTGGTAATCGCTTAGGTGGTCTGCGCATAAATAGCTGTGATGGCTCCCACTGTCATCCATTGTCTGAACCTCCCAAAGTGCCGCGTGTTCGCAGCACCCAGGGCCGGAGCCGTCGCCTTCACAATCCACTGGTTCTCCGCTGTAAACTCGCGCCACAGTAGTTATTCGCAGCTTTCTTACCATCTCGCGCAATTGGGCATTTTCCGAGTAAAAAGCGTCCGCCTGCTTGGTCATCAGGTGGAGGTTGTACAACGCTTCCGCCAGTTCGTCGGCGAGGCTGTCACGTTCATCGCGCAGCAGATAATACGCTGTCGATTCGGCTTGAAGTTGTTGCTTGAGGCGGGCGTTTTCGGCGCGGAGCTTGCTATTTTCTACCAATTGCCGCGCAGCAAGCCCTGTGTTTATGCGTGCCTCTTCTAGCGCGTCAGCCAATTGTTCTTCTAGTCCCTCAATCGTCAATGCTTGTATATCGTGTTCACTGTCCATCACTCACCATCCTTTGCCGTTAACGGCCGTGTCCGCCGGGGCGGGGGTTAGTTGCTGCTCATAATCCGCAATGATAAGGTTCTTCACGTACTCGCTCATGTTTGGTTGCTCTGCCACAAACTCTTTAAGCACTGGCGGTAGCTTGACCATCAAAATATCCGTGCTTTTTTCTGTCGCCAATCGTTTGTAAAATTCAAGTTCGTTCATAATGGTTTTTGCCTTGTATGGGGGGTTAAACTACCTTTTGATAATAGCCGTTACAATCTGCAATCATAAACGGCACGTTTTGCCTCGGGGTCGTTGGTCATTTTTTCTCTGGTTTCTGCTGTAGCTTTAATTCGCTAGGGCGTACGGGAAACCAATACGAATCTTTGAATAAGTGAATAAATCTTCCATAAAAAGAATCGTCTTTTGCAAACCCAAAGATTACAAGATTTTCAAACTTTACCCCGTATTCGTTGGTAAACGTCACAACATCACCAACCTTAAAGCCGCATTCTACTGGCGGAGTTTTTTGACAATGATTTTCGATAAATTTTTCTATTGCTGCTTCCATTAGAGGTTTCCTTTGCCGGATATTGTGACCCTTCGGCGAGGGTTAAGATTGATTAATTCAGTTCTTTAATTCTGCCCGTCATTTTGCAAAGGCTAAAAACCAAATCGGCTTGTCCATGTTCGCTGTTATTGTGAAGCTTTGTTAGCAATTCAAGAGTTTCTTTGTCTGTCTGGTAAGCCTTGCCGTTTAATTCAAAAGTTTTATCTAGTTTCATTATGTTTCCCCTTGTGTCTCTGTTTGTGCTTGCCTTATGAAGATAAGTTTAACAGAGTCAATACTATTGTCAATACCTAATCTATAGAAAGCGGGTACTAATTCGCAACAAAAAAGCCGCCTGGTTAGGGCGGCTCTATTGGCGCTGTTGGCTGGCTCAAAGGTCACAGAGCGGCATCCGCGCCGTGTTCTACGCCTAAATGCTCCGCCAACTTGTCTAACGCAACTAGTGCTGTGCTGTTGTCAATCTGCCAGCTCAGTTCAGTTGTGCCAGCGTTCGGGTCGTCGATGGCAATGCAGCCATGATCGGCGCTTAACGCCTCGCCGATGGTGTCAATCAATTGTTTTAGTTGTTTTTTTGTCATTTTAGATAATCCTCTCTAATTGGTTTGTTGATAGAAGGTTGCCCCACAAAGCCGTATGATTTTAGGTGCCACCAATAGCAGATGGGGCACTCGTAATACTCGTGATAAACGCCTGTTTGTTTCGTGCGCCGCCTTTTTGCTTTTTGCGCCTGGTTGCGCGTGTAGCGTTTTTTGCTGGCGCAGGTGGTTATAGGGTCGGTCATACGGCCACCACCTCGATCTCCACCCGTGGACGCTTGTTGTCCTTGCAGCTTTCCACCCGTACGGCCGTCACGTATTGCGGGCTGTCATCTTCAATCAGCCAGCCAATAAGCGCATCCTCATACGGCTTAATGCACACGTTGGAACAATCCTGCGCATTGCCCTTGAAAAACGCTCTGACGCGAACCTCGACGGGCTGAGCGAACATCTGAACGTTTGGGTCAAGCTCCGCCCGTACCAGCATTTGCACCCGGTCCTTTTCGGCGCTGCGCTTCGACCAGTGCATACCCGACCAGTACTTGTTCCACGAGAACGGCCGTTCCCCTTCCAGCACAATCAGCACCCGCCGGGGCGGGAGGGTCGCGGCGTAGGCGGGCCAGTCGTTGACGTTGATTGCTTTTAGTCTCATGATGTCATCCTCCTAAAACGGCACCGGGCTTGTCGGCGGTGTCACGTGCCGTTCCGCCAGTTGGTGCCAATACGACCGTTTGCTAACGTCGTTGGCGTTGAGGTCAACAACCGCGCCTTCAGGATGTCGCCACTTGCCGTCCGCTGTTGGTTGCCATCCCGCCGCCAGCATGTGTGACAGGAGTTGCCAAAGTTGCCACTTTTTACGCTCGATTAGCACGTTCCACCCCTTGGCGCGTAGCCTCTGTCGTGAAGCCATACGGCGCAACGTAAACTGCCGTAAACGGCTTGCCTTGATATTCTGCCACTATTCCCCAGGTGCGCTTAAGCTCCCGCCGTGCGCGGCTGGCTATGCGGTTGTGGGTTTTTACGCATTGACGACACCAGCTCTTACGGCCGTTGCGCTTGGCGTGGTCTCTGTAGAATTTGGTGAATAGCTTTTTTGTTTTGCAGTGGGTGCATGTGATGAATTGCGTTGCTGTTGTCATGTTCATCGCTCCTATGCTACTTTCGCCCGTGCGCCTGGTCGTTGCGTCCAGCCAATATCACCGCCGCCAGCACAATAATACCGGCAACGATTACAATAATACCAAATCCGTAAATGCAGTATGTCATGATCGCATCCTTTAAGAGGATGGCAGCGTAGCCAGAGAAGAGTTGTGTATGTCGCGTTTTCTACCTTGGAGGGTCCTTGGAGGATGTAAAAAGGGGGGGAGGCTACGCTGCCATGAAAAAACGAGCCGCCGGGTTGTCTTTTGCCACAATCCCACTTTGATACCAGTAAAATACCCTGGCCCGCTGTTTCCGATGATAAGGTCCTGGGCGGCGGCAACCGCCTCTTGTGACCACCGGTAATCTGTTGGCTGGTCATGCTCTGACGATTACCGGATGCGGCACGCCGCCGCCCGTGCAAAACGGCCGTTACCCCTCGTTTGGAGAGGCGGCCGGAATTGCTATTTCGTAAATATCGCCTAAACGGATATTGCGCACCTCGTCAACTGCCCAGCCAGCAGCCAGCAACACGGAAGCAACCGTGTCTGGCTTGGGGGCATTGTACGCCAGAATGCCGCTTAGGGATTGCGGAGAAACGCCCATTATCTGAGCAACTTCTTTTTGACTCTTGCCGCTCTTTAATATTTCTTGTTTTAGGAATAGTCTAGTATTCATGTACCAATGATAAAGTAATTTTGTTTTTCCGTCAAGCAATTGCTTGACAACTACTAAAAAATCTTTATAATGGTATACATATTGATTAACCGACACACAAACCCGGCAAGGAGATCGACATGGAACACAAACAATTAGGCGTTTTCCCAATCGTAATCGAAAAAGACCGCACCCGCTTAACCATCAGCGTTGACGGCCCATACTGGTACTCGGAGAATTTTATCAAAACTGGCAACTATGCAGGCAAATCTATTATCAGCAAATCGCCTCGTATCGGTCACGGTCGCGCTGTGAAAGCCGCCGTCGCTCACGCCGAGTTAAACGGCTGGGTTAACCAAGCATAACTAACAGCACGGAACCGGCAGCCCCGCCTCACCAGCGGGGCACAAACAAAGGAACATGACAATGACTCAACGAAAAGACAACCCCAAACACAAAGTATGGCGAGTTCAGGTATGGGCAAATTACCATTATGGGCAAATGCCTATGGAAGATGCCGAGCGGCTGGCTGGCCCAGAGCCAGAACGCTGGATTGAAGCAGAACAGGACAAGGTGCAATAATGAAAACCATGCTAACCATTGGCAAGACGCGACACTGCCGCTACTGCGGAACAAGTACAATCCACAATCATGGCGGCGTTCAGGAGTTCCCCCACAAACATTACACGCTTTGGAACTGCGCCGTTTGTGGCGATACATCCTCAGAACTAAAATGCATTGTGGACGCCGCCGATTTTGACGAAAACGAACAAGCCAGCTTTTTAATGGGCACTGGGCGGCTATGATAGCGCAAATTATCATAATGGCAGTGATAGCGGGGATGGTTATTGAGTTCTTACTGGAGGCGGGAAAACGATGACACACGACGAAAACGTTAGACCTTGCTCGATTTGCAGCGACCCCGACGCCTTCAATTTTGAAGGTGAAATGTTCCTCTGTGAAAAGTGCCGGGAGGATTACGAGCCAATGACGCCCGGCTTTATGGTCATTCTGACCAACGAAGGCAGCGAGGCATTTTGTGATATGCTGGCTGCGTATCAGGAGAAAGTGAAACAATGAGACTAACTACCATCAGCGCCACGTATGATCGCAAGCTCAATCTAGGCGATTACAACAGCGCTCACATCGCCATGACGCTATGGGCTGACCTTGAAGAAGGCGACGACCCAGCCGCTGCCGGAGAAGCTCTGCGACAAATGGCACGGCATCAGGTAATGGCAGAAATGGCACGGATTAAGCCAGAACTTCAGGCAAAAGTTGACGGGGTTTTTATGGGTCTACCGGTTAGTGTACAAAGTCAAGTTTATCCAGTTGACAAAAACGGTATACCGTATACTCAGGCCGAAAACGGCAGACACTATCACGGGGAAAACGCGAAAAAAGCCGTGGAGAATGACCTGAAAGATTTAGATCGAAAACACGGAGAATATTAAAATGCCCATCATAGGATTGACCACAAACGGCGCGGCGTTTCCGCGTATCGGAGAATTGCGCAAAGGCGCAGAGAAGCCAGCAACGGGCAACCGTCCCGGCGCTGACCTGACTTATTTCCGCTTTACCAGCCAAAACGACGCCGTAGTGCAAAAGTTTACGGCCGTCTACGGCAACCAGCCGCAGGGCGTCAACATCTTTTTGCCCTATGCCACCACCGATGAAAACTTTGAAGCATGGCAAGAGGAGTGGGGCGCTGGTAGCCTCAAGCACCGCTGTGACGGCGAACACGTTGTCATGATTCAGCGCAACGGCGAATACGTGCAACCAGCGCCCAAAACGGTAAAATGCCCCGGCAATTGCAAGCAGGTTGGGCGGCTCAAGGTCATCATTCCAGAATTAGGACGCCTGGCCTACGTGGTTGCCCTCACGACGTCTATTTGGGACATTACCGAGGTACACAGCAACCTGGCAGCATACGAAGCACTACGCGGCGATTTGCGCGGCATTCCGTTCATTTTGTCCCGTGTGCCCCGTATGATTAGCACCCCAACAAAAGACGGCCGTGTACGCCGCGAAAAATGGCTGTGGCATATTGAGGCCGCGCCGGAATGGGTGCAGGCTCAATTGTCCGTCATGCAGCGCCAAGCATTGCCAGGAGCCGCACCGCTACAAATTGCGGAACGTGTAGACGGTTCGACGGGTGAAATTTTGGAACCTGACAACGAAACGGCAGAAGGCGAGTATGAAGAAGATGCCCCATCTTACTCTATGGATTTTCTCAACTACTGCGCCGCCAACATCAACCGATACAGCGGCAACCCGTTTGCAGCCCGCACGGCATTACAGAAAGAATTTGCCGCGCCGCCCGCTGGCAAACCAGAGGCCAAAGCGCAATTTGAGTGGCTAAAGGAACACGCCGCGCAACGAAACGCAGAAGAGATTGAAGCGGCTCAGGGCAGTTTATTTGACGATGATACGGCCGTAAGCGACGGCGCGTACAGCGAGGCATAATCAGATCGTGGGGCGCGGCACGTAAAACGCGCAAAGGTAGGCGAGTGATGAGTAAAAAATTAGTTAGCCGAATCCTAAGCTCTCGTCAAGAAGTGACCACAACGGCAGATGGCAGATGGCACGGATGGACAGAAACGGAGTTAAGTCTAGCGGAATACGCGGAGGAGCTGCAAGAAGAAGTCGCCCGCCTCGCCGCTGAACTGGCGGGGGCGCATTCCGCCCTAGCGGCGGCAGGGGGCGAGTGATGGAATTCAATATTGATTGCGAATTGGTTCTATAATTCAGAAACGGCCGTTTTCCGGCCAAAGGAGCATCACATGGCAGAAAAACCCATACTCTTCAGCGGCGAAATGGTCCGGGCCATCCTGGACGGCCGCAAAACCCAAACGCGGCGGGTGATAAAGTTCCCTAAGCACGTCCCTGATTTCGTCACCCATGACATTGCTTCTGTAAATCCAGACGGCAGAGGGGATTGGGTGGCGTGGTCTCCGAGGCCAGTTACCGATGAACAAAGCAAAAAAATGTACCCAAACGGCGGCGGATTTATATGCCCCTACGGCCCCGGCGATCTTCTTTGGGTGCGGGAAACGTGGGCAACATGGCGCATGTATGACGATGTAAAGCCGAGCGAACTATCAGAAGATGTTTCTTTGTGGTGGCCCGCAAATGGCAGCTCCCGCCGCGAATTGCACCATAAGCCAGGGAAAAACCGCCCGTCTATCTTCATGCCCCGCTGGGCCAGCCGCATCACCCTGCGCGTCACCGACGTGCGGGTCGAGCGGGTGCAGGACATCAGCGCAGATGACGCAATTTTTGAGGGGGCAGTGGATGCTGGAGTGGTTGCCGCTTATGAAGCTTCTGAGTATACAGAGTACGGCGACGAACACGAAATACCAGATATGTGCATAGACCAGTTTAGGGCACTTTGGGAATCCATCAACGGCCCGCGCGGCTTCGGTTGGGATGAAAATCCCTGGGTTTGGGTTGTAGAATTTGAAATGGTGCGGTAAAATCCCCCCGTTCCCTCCCCCAATATTGGCATACGACGACCAGAAAAGCCCTACCGCCCGGTGGGGCTTTTCATTTTCCAAAACTCGTTGCAAAGTAGTACCTTTTGCGCTTGACAAGCTATACAATCTGCTATACAATAGAGCTAATTCAGAACACAGACAGGAGATAGCAATGGTCAACCTAACAGGCAAGCAAAAACAAGATTACGAAAGATTGCTGAAATTGCAAAAACGGGCCATGTGTAGCCCGAATCAGTTGGTAAAACTTTCAGCAGGCAATTACTATTTTTATAGCAAGCTTGAAAACGAATTGCTGATAGTATCGGATGACAGTTACGAAAATGGTGGCTCTCCTTGTTGGGTGGTTCGTCAAGAAAAAGACCATAACGTTGTTAACGATTATCCTACACTTAAAGAATTCAAAAAGGACTGGGCAAAATAATGTCAAACAAAAAATATGTCATGCGAATTGTAAAAAAAATAGAGCCGCTTTATGGTGGCAGTCGGGGCAAGGTATGGGGTCTAACTCTTGAATGTGGACATTACGTAACGCCCCGGGCGGGTGGGGATAATATTCATTTTGTCGGGAAAACAAAGGCGCGTTGTTATGAGTGTGAGTAAGCAGGTTAATATCCGCCTCCCCGAACGCACCAAACAGCAGATACAAGAGCTAGTCAAGGCTGGCGGGTATCGCAGTCAGGCAGAGTTGATCATGATACTGGTGGACAGGGAACACCAGAAAGAAAAAACCCGCAAAAGCAAGCCCAGCCAGAATGAGGCGTGAGCTTCTGCATTTAGCCACTTAGCCCGCTTCGGCGGGCTTTTTATTTCCCAGCCGCCGCTCGCCAAACCGCAATACGCGCCAGCGCGTGCCCTACTCGCTCTTCTAACCGCCCTGGGCCAATGTCCATTGCCTCCAGCAGCTTCTCCAAATACACCCCGGCCCGCTGTTCGGCAACCTCCACCACCAACGGCAGCACGTCGCTGGCCGTTGCCTCTAGGATGGTATACGGCCGTCTGATCGCAATGCCCTGCCAGGGCTTTGCGTACACGGGGTTGGCCCACGCCTCGCTCAACTCTGCCTCAGACCACGCACGAAACGCGCCGCGCTCATCAGGCCACAGCGGATCGTGTACCAAAAACGAGCCATCAGGCAGATACCCGGTAATGATGACATAGTGGTTTCGATGGTAGTCTGTCGCCCGCTGTTCTTCGGGCAAACGGCCGTATCCCACCAGCGCAATGACTGGATGCCCATTGGACAACCAGCGGCGCACGTCTGGCGGCGTCACAGCCTCGAAGTGCTCCCGTGGCGCACGATACGCGGTGAGGGCTGTCATGATGCCCGATAAATGCATTGGCGCGTCACGCTGTTGATTTACGACCGCCAAAACCTTGTCAATTGTCACGCCACACAGCATCGCCACGCAAGCCGCGCCGCAGTCGTTACGGTGATGGTTTCCCTGTTGGGTCACAAATGGGATTTGTAGTTTCATGGTTGGGTAACTTTTTCCTTTGGAAGATATACCTACGAGTTTTGGATTTGGGGTTGACAACTATGTACCAATTTGGTACAATGATTGCATATTACACAGCAGGAGAAAAAAAAATGAAATCAACAGATTGGACACAACTTATCCCGAATCTCCCAAAGAACACTACCATTCGCAAAATGGTTCAAGACGAACTAGATGAAGGCACACAGTTTTTGGAAATGTATGAAGCTGCAATTGACAAAGCGGCCGATTATTTGAATCGTGAATTTCAAGCAGTTCCAAAAGCTACCTGGAAAGCAGCATTAAAAAATCCAGATAATGTTGAATTCACAGACAGTCATCGCGCAGCTCGTTTTGAAGCTGCTCAAAAATGGATTGGCACGCAATGCTAATTAAAAAGGAGAATAAAATGAATTACAAAAAAAAATGGTTTATTGGAAAAATTATAAGAAATTACCCATCACAAGCCGGAAATTTTCCGGCAAAAGTAATCGGATACCAGAAAGAGAGAAATCTCAATTCTGGTGAAGAACATATTTTAGTCCGAGTAATGGTAAATCGGGCAGATGGAAGCCACGAAGAAACATTTGACCCCAATCTGGCTTATCTCTTCGAGTAGCCTACTAAATCCCCCGCTCGCGCCTTATGCTTAGGCATTTAGGAAAATCGCATCAGCGGCAAAGACGGCGGGGCAGAATCGCCACTAGCGATTAACAAGGAAACAAAATGAGCAAGCAAATCAGATACGGCAAAGGCAACGGCGACAAAGTGCGGGTGGCGTCTATTACCCAGCAGCAAATCAGCGAACTCGCTGATGCGCTAGACCTCACCCAGGCGGGAGTCATGCAAGAGGCCATTGTTCGTCTCTACACTCAGACATTTATCGCTCCAATGGCCAAAAAGTTAGCGGAGCTGCAAAAAGAATATGAATCCCTTTACGTCGCTTACTGCGACGCAATCAATAAATAAATCAACAGCCCGGCAACCCCTCGCAGCTGGTGGAAGGGGGAAAAGGAAACGAAATGGAATCAATGGAATGGGAAATTCAGCGAGAAGTATTATGGATGACAGGAATCAATTATTTGGTTGATGCCACTATCGAACAAGTAGAAGCTTTGTATCCGTCTCATGGCATTGCCGCCACAAACGGCTATGTTTCTAAAAAAGACTTATTTTGCCGGGTGGAGTTTGAAGGCAGCGAATACACCGCCATCAGCGGCAGCTCAGAAAATACCAAAGGGGATTTGCTCCGTTACAAAATAGATACCCGCGCTGGCGGCGACACCAGATATGGCCTTAATAAGGTCATGAAGCAGGCGTTTAACAAGTTTGGCGGTCTTCAGGTGAAGCTGATAAGCCGGAACGCAATGACCTATCGGATTATCTAATTGTTAAAGTTCAGCCCCAGCCCGGCCTAATCCGCCGGGCTTTTTATTTCCGCCAATTGTCCCACATCAGCACTGCGGCCACCAGAACCGCCACCGCTATCACCAGCAAACTCCCTATCACCGCCGCTTTGTCAATCATGTGGGTGTCCAATTCTCCCCCGGCCGCGCATCCTGGCACAGCCGAATAAGCCTCACCAGGTCTCCACGCTTCTCTACATACAGGTACAATTCCCGGCATTTTGCCGACAATGTATCACCCGGCAGCTCCTCAAAATTCACCGCCAAATCAAAACAAAGCTGCCGTACCTCATCCAGCGAAAACGCTTCCGCCATCTGATCATGAAACGTGGCCCGCGTTTTCAGCTCACCCGTCTTGGGCTTAATCAACGAGCGCAAAAACGAAACCAGCTCTTCAACGGCTTTTAATCGGCGGTGAATAATGCGGATCGCAACCCGCTCCATCCATACGATTTTTTTTTATTGGCCGATATATCCTCATTCTGCGCTGCTGTTGTCACCGCCAAATCACCCCGAAGGGCCTTGATCTCGTTGCGGGTCTCGTTCCGCAGCTGGTCAATCTCGCTGCGTAGGGATTGGGTGTCGCTGCGATTGGCGCGAACTTCCGCCATCAGCTCCGCAAGCTGCCGGGCAATGTCGGCTAATGGCTCATTCACGGTTTGCGGCTCACTTTGCCCAGCTCGGCCATAAGCGCCACAATCTCCGCGTGGCGTCTTGTATTTTCATCCTCCAGATCATCGACCTTTGCGTTCAGCGTGTCGATTTTTTCGCCCTGAAGTTCTGCGATTTTTCGCCACACGTCCGCCTGCTGCGCCGCGTCGCGCAGCTGGTGAGTGACCCCCTGAAGCTCCTCATGGCACTTTTGCAAATCGAGGAGCTGGGTTTCCGCCAGCACCTCTAATAACGTTTTGCGGGTCTCCCGCTTCAGTGCCTCCAAAATGCCAGGGGGAATGCTTAGTTGTTTATCTGCCATGCGTTGCCTCGTTGGTTGGATACGGCCGTTTTTCGCTATTTGCTAAACTTTGCCGCCGCATCCTCAACGGCGATACCAGCAATCACAATGCCAGCCAGCGTGACAATCGCGTCCACTAGCGCCTGGGCGTCAATGCCGCCCTGAGCGAAAACAATTACCGCGCCAATGACGCCAATAAAAGCAAGCCAGAACTTACGGCTTTGTAGTAAGGCTTTTAAGAAATCGAGGTTCATTTTGTTCTTTTCCTTTTGTAACGTCTGCCGCGTGGCAACATGGAACATCAGATTTGTGCGCCACGCGAATAATCTGTACTTGATATGTTCTAACATTTATTGATACAATGCCCCCATGATCAAAATAACCGATAGTGCCAAAGAAAAAATAGCAGCAGGCAAATTAAAAAATGGCGACATGATAGACCTTGAAATTTCAGTGTCCGCAGTTGATGCCCGCAGCGCAGAGTTATTCATTACCGGCCTCAAGAACGGTATTGCTGTTTTCGAGTGCGGTCCGGTTGTTGTGGAACCCGGCGGTTGTCTGCATTTTGAAAATTTCATGCCATTAGAAATCGAATTGCGTTAACGTTCTATCGTTGCCTGCATGTAATTTTAATCGTTCGTTCGTCTGTTTGGCTGTCGCTAGTGGTGATAAGGCAGGCAACATCATAAACGTTTCCCGCCGTGCCACCAGACAGCGTAACGGTTACGCTTGTGTTTGTGTCTGTGATGCTCGACGAATCAACCGTGATACCTGCCTCTGGCGTTATTGTATGTGTGCTAATTGTCTCGCCGCTTGCCAGCCAATCGGACCAATCGAATTTGTACTTAAGCACAGCATCAGGGTCTTTTGTAAAAACATTGCTTGCCATGTGTTATCACCTATAGCGCGAAGATCCCCGACGCATTCCACGTAATGTTAATATCTCCGCCGTTGGGCGTGGCGGGTAGACCGCTCGACGCGCTGTCGATGTAGGCAATCAGAAGGTCAGTTGACGGTGTGCCTGTATCGAGGAAAATCACCAGCGCTTCCGCCGTATTGCCTGTCACGGATGAAAATGTGATATTGGCGGCATCAAAAACGCCATCGGTAAAAGTTTTTGAACCAAATGCGTCAGATTCCGTGCCAACCACGCCTGACAAATCGTCATATGCGTTGTGAGCAGAATTGTAGGTGTACGTTCCCGTATCAATCAATACGGCCCGCACCGTGGCGGACGAGAGGTTAATACCGCCTTGTAACATCTGTTCTTTTGCTTTTGGGTAAATTGCACTTGCCATTTTTTAAGCTCCTTGTGTAATGGTGTAGACCCGCGATTCTAGCGGGATGTTCCACACTCTCGATTCACTTTCGATAAGATAGGTGCGGTTCTCTCCCGCAATTACATACGTTCTATCGTCTGGTACAGGTATCTCAACACCACCAGAGACAGACGGTTGATAAACAACCGACACATTATTGATAAAGGTTGGAGCTATGTCTATTGCCCCAGGTGTGACCGTAGGCTGGTAGATGGTTGATGTGTTGGTCAGCAGGTCAACCAGAATTTCATAACTTGCGCTTACGGCAGGCTGGTATACCTGCTCCGCGCTTTCGATTCGATTAGCTGCAACGGTGATAGCCCCAGGTGTGACCGCTGGCTGGTATACCTGCTCCGCGCTGCTAATGAAATCAACTTCGATAACAGACCCACCCGCCGTTACTGTTGGTTGGTATATGGCCGTCGCGCTTTCGATTCGCTCTGGAGCAATGTCTACCGCGCCAAATGTTAGGGCTGGTTCATAAACCGTTGACGTTGATTCAATGCGGCTTGCTTCAATGACAAGCACCCCGGTGCTAACGGTAGGCTCGTAAACAACGGCCGTGCTAGTAATGAAAACTGGCGAGACATCCACCGCCCCCGGCGTTACCGTTGGCTGGTATACAATCTCTGTACTCTCGATTCGATTGGCGGAAACATTTACCGCGCCAATCGTAACGTTCGGTTGATATACCTCGTTGCTGCTTTCGATTCTGTCAGGCGCTATAGTTATCGCGCCAGGCACGACGGCTGGCTGGTAGACCGTTTCTGTTGAGGCAATAAAATCAGGCGCAACGGTTATCGCGCCAAAGCTGACTTCTGGCTGATAAACTTCCGAAACGCTGCTGATAATATTGGGGGTAATGGTAATAGCCCCGGGAACAACAGAAGGTTGATAAACGGTGCTGCTGCTTTCGATTCTGTCGGCTGCGATGTTTGCCGCGCCGGGTGCTACTGTCGGTTGGTACACTACCTGTGTTGAGGCAATAAAATCAGGCGAGACAACAACGGCCCCAGGTGTGACCGCTGGCTGGTATACCTGCTCCGCGCTGCTGATAATATTGGCGGCGATGTTAATAGCGCCAGGTACAACGGCGGGTTGATAAATGGTGCTGGTGTTGGTTAGCAGATTGGCGGCAATGTCTTGTTCGCCCCCACCCGCCGCCGCCTTAATCACCAGCGCAACGGCCGAAATCCTAAATACCGCCCCGCTGCCGGTCTGCGTGTCTGTCCAAGCCACAGAGGTGGACGTGCTGCCTGTGCGGTATTGGCTTTGCATGTGCGCGTAATCCGCACCGCTGCCAAAATCCTGGCCCTCTGTCCAGCCAGCCCCCGGCGATGCTCCCCAAGTGCCGGTGTTGTCCATTTCGGCGTTTAGCCAGCCGACGACGTAATCACCAGTGTCAGGAGCTGCCGATAGCGTGATGCTGTCCGCGCCGTTGCTGGCTATGTTGTTGTCGCTGGCAGTGCCGCCGATTGGGGTGGTGGTGTCCTGGCCCGTGTAGTGATAGACGCTGATATTGTAAGCGTTGACGTTGGTCGCGCCATGATCGACCGTGATGTTACAGTTGCCCGTGCTGGCGGCAACGGCCGTATACGTCCGCGCGCCGCTTGTCCAATTTGACAACACGCTGGACACGGTGACTTGCTGCGTCCAGGTAAGCCCCTGGCTGTCGCTAATTGTTGGTGCCCAGGTGGATGTCCCTGCAAAACCGCCGCCAATCGTCACCACCAGCAGCGCCCCGGCCGTCACTGATAGGTTGCCGGTGCTGGCGGTGCCTGTCCCAGTTGCTTGCGTTGCGCCGTAGAGGATGGTCTGAGTAAGTGCCATTGGCTATCCACCCCCTGCCCAGCTCGTGACAAGTAGCGCCACCACGCGCAACAGCCCGCAGCCAGCAAACAGCACGGCAACAGCCAAAACAACAGTCAGCCAGCTAACGACAAAAACGCGCGGCTTCTTCATTAGCTTGCCTGAACCTCCAATGTTTGCTTGATGTCGTTTCCTCGTGCAAAGAACACGGGAACAAGCGTGCAGTTATATTTTTCAAGCGCCGCCTGTACCGCCGCCAAACATGCGGCCTCGCGTTCGGTTTTGTCCGCTTGGATCATCTGCTGTATTTCGTTTGCCGTCGGCTTTTTGTCTGTCATCGCTATTGTCTCACAAGTGGTAAGTAGATAGGTTTTTGGCGTTGCAGCGATTGGTAAATCGTCTCGGCAATCAGCCGATGCCCCGCATCCGATGGATGAAAATTGTCACCCTCCCAATAGGGCGCAAATGGGGAAGGTGTCCCCGGCTGGCTTATGCAATCTGCACAATCCCGCGTGGCTGCCCATACGTCGGACAGAATGGCGCCGCTCTCGTTGGCAATGCTGGCTATGTGGCCGTTGTAATGCTCGTAGGTGGCATAGCTCTGGTGGCTGCTGGCAACCCCGTGAAACATCGTGGTAATGACCACCGTTGCCCCGGTTGCCTGAATATCCGCCACCAGGTCGGCGTAAACGGCCGACCAGGCGCTATCCGCGCTTTGTGGCGAACTGACATCATTCAGCCCCACCTCGATGACCACAATGTCCGGCTGCCAGGCTTGATACCGCTCCCAGCAGGCAACCACCTGGGCCAATTGCGGCCCGTAGCAACTGCCCAAATCAGCATTGAGCAAATCGGCCAAATGGTGCTTAAATCCGTTCTGCTCGCTGGTGGCAAAGAGACCGACGGTCAAACTATCACCCACCACCAGCAGGCGCGGCCGTGCGGCGCTTTGTGCGGGTTGGCAAATGGTCAGCAACAGAATAATGAGCAGTGGCCAGAATTTACGCATCTAACAATCTCCGTTCTAAATCCATTACCCGCGCCGCCAGTCGTTGCCGCTCTGTGTATTCCTGCCACACCGCGCCAATGGCCAGGCGTAGCAGGCGGCTCTCGTTGTAAAATCCGCTCTCGTGGAGGATGCCAGCTTTTACCAAATCCTCACGGCCATATTGCACCCAGCTATCAAAATCAGAATCAATTACCGAGCCAGGAGACACCGCCCGGTCGAAGGCGCGGGCCAGGTGAGCGTCATGGTATGTGTCGTAGGTGTTGTCGCTGCCGTCGCGGTGCGTATCACCCTCAGCATCCACGATAAACTTTGTGACACCGCCAGACCGAACCGCAAAAATATTCTCGTTGGCCCCGGCAACCGCCAGCCCCGTGCCGCTTTTCTTGACGGCGCTTACCTCAGCATAAGCCGATGCCGATGAGTTCTTGGTGGTGTCCCCCGTCGTGCCAATGCCTAGCAGCTCAATGCCTCTGGTGGCTTCGGTGTAGCCACGAACCGTTGCCCCGCCATCGGTTGCCGATAGCTTTTTGATGACGGCAAATGTGTCTGTCTCTGTGGAGTCGGTGATGCCGTGATCAATGTCGGAGCTTTTCAGCGCGATAATCTCACCATCATCTGCGCCCTGGTTGATTGTCAGGCCAATCGTCATAAAGCCGTTGACGGTTTCATTGAGGTACAGCCCGCCGCTCTGGTAAACGGTGCCATCCCCTTTTTGGAGCCAGCTTGTCACCCCGGCGTTGGAAAACGCCACCGCATTACCACTGTCGGCCACTGCCGCAATGCCGCTGCCGCTTTTAATAGCTGATGTGAGTTGCACAACCCCCTGACTCCCGGTAGAACCTAGCACCGTTGTTGTATCTGCCGCCTCGCCTAAATAGCCAGCCACCACCATTGCCCGCATGCCCAAACCGTCGGCGTCCCTGAAGCCACGAATGATCAACCCGCCCGACGCATCCCCGTTTGGACCTCCATCACCGCTTTTACCAAAGTATCCGTAGGTGTCTGTTTCGACGTAGTCGGTCATGCCGTGCGCTACATCTGAGCTTTTTAGCGTAATGATGCCGTTATCGGCCGTTCCCTGGTTGATGACAAGCCCGGTTGTCACATTGGCATCTGCCGTCTCGTTGATGTAAATCGTTGAGGAAACATTTAGGACGCCCGTGCCAGTTGCCGCCGTGCCTACGCCCAACCCTTGCACCTGCACACGGCCGTTGCTATCCGTTGCCAAGATGACGGCCGTTGCGCTGCTCACCGCGCTGCTAGTGGTTATGGCGTGCGTGTGGCTAGATGTTGTTACGCCGTTAGACGTGGACACCGTGAGCGTTGACGGTGTGCCAAGCGTGATGTTATTGCTGGTTTCCGTCAATCCGTTGCCCAAAATGTCGGTCACATCTACGGCGATAGAATCAGCGGCAACGTCTATACCATCCCCAGCCCCAACCGCCAAAACCTTGCTGGCAATGGTCAGTCCCGCTCCCGCTACGCTATCATCTAATTGCAGCGCCCCGGTAGAAAATGATAGGCCGCTAGTAGCTGCAAGATTGACGCGGATGTTATTCGTGGATTCAGTGAGGCCAAACGACGTGTCAATAAAATCGGTCACGTCTACGGCCATTGTTACCGTGCTGTTTGCCCCGCCGTCGGTTAGGTCGATGCCATCCCCCGCCGTTAGTGCCCGTTCTGCGCTTAGGCTGGCCGTGTTGCCAATGGTCACGTAGGCAAGGCCAGATAATGAGCTACCGGGGCTGCTGTTGGTGATGGTAATTGCCCCGGCGCTGTGGCCGACGCTAATACCTGTTCCCGCTGTCACCGTTTTGTATTCCCACGCCGTGCCCGCCGCATTTGTACCAGGCACTTGATTGGCACCGCCTACGGTGGTCAGTCCATTGATTGTCAACGTTCTGTCCGCGCTCAAATCAGCCGCCCCGCCTCCGTCAATGCGTACTGGCTGCGTGGCGTTGATTGTGCGCCCGGTTGATACGCTGCCAGGGCTGGTGCTTATGTCGGTTTTGCGCGTGGTGTTCTGAGTTTTCCGCACGGCCTCCGCCATGACGCGCTCAGGCGTCGCCTGCTTTTTGACGGTGTTGGCAATCTGCAAATCGGTGTAGCGTATGCCGTCCTGGCCCACGCTGTTTGCTACTTCGTGAATAGTAAATGAGCTGTTGACGGTCCAGACGGCCGACCCGCCCGTCGTGCCGCCCTCATATTCGGTATTGTTGACGGCGACCGTCTGTCCCGGTCGGAGGTCATAGGCCACAATACAGCGCAACCGATAAAAGGTTTTCGCCCCATCACGCTCTTGCAGATAGTTGATGGCTTCTCGCCACAAATCAACCGCCGCGCTTGTTAGCTGCGTGGCGTTTGTCCCATCCTCGACGCCAATGTCGGAGAAGTCAACGTCAATCCGTTTGGTATAGCCGAGCGCCGTTTCTAGCGTGGTGTTGACAATGACGTTGCTGGCAAAGGTGGTGCTATAGCCACTTGGATCGCCGCCCGTGTCGCCGCTGTCAATGCCGGTGATGTCCAGCCGTCCATCACCTACGCCAGCCCCAAACGGCCGTACGCCGGTAATACGCTCGCTTACGTCGGTTTCCTCTGTCATTGACAGGATAATGCCATCTGTTGTGCTGCCGTCGTAGGTTGCTGGAGTAGATGGCATTCTCAAGGTCACGCCGCTGCTGTCGGCACTCGCCCGCCATGCTACCGTTTTTGCCGGTGGGCTGTAGCTGGACAGCCGGAAAATGTCGCCGCTCCGTTTTGCGGTGGCAACCAACAATTGCAGCACATTATCGCCTTTTGTGGCGTGGTAGCTACCCGTCGAACTGCGCGTACTGCCACCCGTGCCCGTGGCGGTGTAGCTCCACCCCGCCGCCGCGAATGCCATGATGTCGTCAATGTCGGTAGTGGATGGCCCGCCGCTGCCGTTGTCAATGGCTCCCGTGCCTGCGTTGGTATAGGTGAGCTGGTCGAGGATGTCCGCCCCGCTTACCGTTACCGTTGCGCCATCTGGTGACGTGGTAATATTGCGGCTGTCAATGATAATGCAGCAAACATCCATTGCCGCGCCGCTGGCCACGGCGTCGGTCTGGTAGATGTAAGCGACCTGCCCATCAGCGGCTTTAACGGCCGTGTGCAGGGTGTTATCACGGGCGCTGTAGGTAAACGAACCAGAACCGACGCCGCTTAACACCTGCTTGCCCGTTGCCGAAAATATATTCGTGTGGGTGCTGCCGATGTTAGACAGGTCGGATAGGTTCTTAAGCTGGAGTGTTAGCGCGCCGTATCGTTGTGTCATTTATTCCCAATTTGTTATTTGATCAAATGTATACTTCATGACCCCGCCCTTGCTCGCTGCTGTCGCTGTTCCTACCCCGCCAACTGAGGTTGGAATTTGCCGGGGGAATTTATGGAACGCCTCAAAACTAACACCAATCAATCTAGCGGTAGACGTATACTGTGAGCCATAATTAGAGCCGACGGTTAATATGCCGCGTATCCCAACATTCGCGCTGGTATTGTCAAATGCGCTGCTAATTTCAACCTCTGCGCCACTTAAATCTATACCGGGTTTTGGTATATATTTTTGCGTGATGACAGTAATCCCAGGCACTTGTGGCGATTGATATGTTTGGTACGGATCATATTTTACTTTGTTCGGCAACATAATAGATGTTGCTGACTGTTCGTTTTTCGCTTCTATCGGGTCTGGCACTTTATTAAAAAATGTAGTCGAGCCGAAAAATATTACAGCAAAAGCAGGTGAACTAACATCAAAACGAAACGGCATGAAATATCCAGAACTTTGCGCCATGATTCACCTATGTAGAAATAACGTACAAGGACACATTTGTTGCCGTTGACCACGAACTAAGCGTAACCGTTCCGCTGTAAATAGATACAAGAAACGGGCCGATTATTTCACTCGTTCCATCGTCTATCGAATAGTCCCTGTCAGCTACGGCTAAATCGCTTTCAACAACTTGTGTTGTGATAGCTGTAAATGTCACGGCCCCGCCGCTGGCATTGCTAACAATTATCCTGGTTCGCTCGTTGTTAGTAAAACTCACCCCGTCGCCAGTATTTACGCTTTGCGGAGTTAAAACCGTGCCCGTAACGGATGAACTTTGCACCGTTAATTCTGTTGCTGCCATAATATCCCCTTATCCAAAGCCGGTGATCCCGGCCTCTCTAAGTGCTGCCATTGTGCCATTGCGGGCTTGTGCCATCGTGTCAGGACTGCTGCCCGTAAAGTTTTGCACAACGTTGACGCTGTTGCTGTTATTGTTTGTGGTTGATGCTCCGCCGCCGCCAACCGGCACGACATTAAACGCCTCGCCGCCGTGCAACGTGACAGGGTATGGCGCTCCTGTTGGTCCTGGTACAGTTTGCCATCCGTCGGTGCCACTGGCGAACGCTTGCGGAGTACCACCACCAACGCCGCCGCCAGTCGCTGGCCCATAATTGCCGCCCCCTGGCATGTTTGGCAGTGGGTCACTGGTGATGCTGATATGCGTAGCAATTTCCGAGGGTATCTCACCCATCACGCCGACAAGCTGATTGACCTCATCACGGCTGGTTGTGACACTGCCGGTCATGGTGTCCATGCTGACCGTCATGTTGTTAATGTCCGTAACGGCCTGCTGTGCAGCAGTCATATAATCGCCAAGGGTAATATCTCCCTGGGCGTAGGCTTCTGCCAGCGTGGTTAGGGTTTGTTCCAAAGCAATTTGCTTAATAATTGCCGCCGCCTGGGCTTCTGTTAGTTCACCCGTCGCAACTTTCAGCAGTGCCAGCGCCCCGGCGTTGGCTCCTGCGGAGTCCGCCGCCGCGTACATGGCATTGTAGAGAGCATCTTGATTGACAGTCAGACTGCCATTAACTGCCATCAGCTCGCCCGACACCGCCAATAACGGCTCCATGCTGGCCGACAGCTCCGCCATCAGCCCTTGTTGCTCTGCGATTTTTGCCGCCCGCGCTTCATCTGATAAATTTGCGCCCTTTACCCCAAGTTCGTAATCACGCAATGTGCCAGCGGCTTTGTTATACGCCTCCTGCAATCTAGCAAGGTCTGCGTTTTGGTCCGCCGTTCGCCCGCCTACCGACACCATGTGGTCGCCAATTTGCGACAGCTCTTCGTTAAAAATGCCAAGCGGGCCTTCTGTTTGCGACAACGTGGTGAAGGTATCACCCATTGTACGGGCAAGCTCGGCCTGTGCAGCGGCGGCTGCTTCTGCAGCGGCTTTTTGCTCTTCAAGCCCGGCAAAATATTTATCATTTGCCAAGTTCGCGGCAATCATGGATTGTTCTGCCGTGCCCGTGTGGTTGGCAAGCTGCAACTGTTTATCGGCCAAATCTTCGTTTGGCCCGCGCGCTTCTGCCGCCGCCGCGCTATAGGCTATGATGGCATCTGTTGCCATTCCAGCGGCGGCGGTGCTTGCTTTCCAGCTATTAAGCATCACCGTATCGGCGGCGGCGGCTTCGCTGGCTGCGTCGGCGGCAACCTGTTGAGCGATTGCTAATTTATAGAATGACTCTTCGGTCATTCCCATTTGGGTTAAATACGCCTGGAACATCCGCCCTTGACGCGACCCACCAAACGCCTCTTCCATCCCGGCGCTGAACTCTTCAAAAGAGCCAGCCTGGTTGGCCATAGCGGAGGCCGTGTCACGAACGCCTTGTACAATCTCTTTTTCTGTACCGGTAATAGCTGCGCCAAGACCGCCCCAAATATCGCCAACTTCGGCAATCTTGCGCCCTTGTGCTACCAGTTCATCAAAGCTCTTGGCGCTTTCGATGTTGCTATCAATGATTCCTTCAACCGCATCGCCATATTCGCCCGTCGCTTTGGCGGCAATGGATAGCCTGTCAACGGCTTTTGTTACTAGCCCCACCAGCTCACTCATTACAGGCAACAGCGCAGACCCGACCGTCACCTGCAAATCATTCATGGCGGCTTGCATGCCTTTTACCTGGTTGGCGTATGAATCGGCCGTGCGAATGGCATCGCCCTGGGCGTCGCTTGTGCCAGCCATGAGGAGATTGATACGCGCCTGCACCTTGGCGGCTTCCAATTGCGCCCCGGTCAGCTTGTCCCAGCCGTTAGCCGCCAATTCTGCCTTAAGCGTGTTTTCGTTAATCACCACGCCAAAAGCCAGCGCGTTTTCATGACTGCCGATTAGCGTACCTTGCAAACGCTGCAAAGCCTCATCCATCGACATATTGTTAAACGAGGATAGGTCTGTACCGAGCTTGACAAGCTGCGTGGATAGGTCTGCCGCCAAATCAGGCGCAATCCCCATCGGCTTTAGGGTGTCTTGCAGTGTGGCGGCAAACCCCATTAAATCGTACTGGCTACGGTTGGCGGCGTCGGCAAATGCGGTCAAGTCGCTGGTGACTTGCCCAGCCAGATCGCCAAATACGATATTGAATTTTGATTGCATCTCTTGGGCGTTTGATGCGGCTTCGATTGAGGCTTTACCAAATGCGAGGAGTTGTTGCCCGGCAGCCGCCAGGATGCCACCAGCCACTAATCCTTTGATGGCACCACTCATGCCAACACTGGCTTTACCGGCGGCGTCTAGCCCAGGCGCGGCGGATTTACCTGCTTTGCCGAGGTCGGTTAAATCGCCTTTTAGAGATTTTACCTCTCCGGCGTCTTTGACATCTACGTCAATGACAATTTTCAAGTTCTCGGCCATGCTATTTTACATCCATGCGCTGTAGCCAGCCTCTTTGCGCCATTTCCAGATTTGTGTCACGAGTTCCATGATGTGCCGGTTGG